GACAAGGATTCTCTTGCTGACTCCTGCTACGGAGTAAGTGACGATGTACTCATTGGTATCTGAGTCATATCCCACGATGTCATAATTAATCGTGCTCATTTTCTTTCCCACATAGTTTCTCGATACAGGCTTGGCTGAGACGATCTTCGCTCTCGGGTGAGATTAAGGGTCTCGATCTCTTTGCTATTCATAGCACGTATCTCTGGTTTCTTGTTCATGCCTCGTTTAAAAGGTATGGCTTGGGCAATAGGATAGCCGCGAGGCAATCTTATGGTCGTCCCTTTTTGTTTTAGGAATGAGGGGAAGTTTACAAACTCAAAATACTTGTCTGTCTCAACGATGCCGCTCATGCACTCGATGATGTTGTTCTCACGGTTGAGAGGGGGGACAAAAAGTGTTGACCATCCGGGAGGGGTTTTCAGGTGCCAGTAGTTTAGGAACTTGAGGGGTGGGGACGGCAATCCGTGATGCCCTTTGATTTGAAAGTTTTCATGCGGCTCGATCACACCACGAGTAAAATCTGTCCTCCAGTCCACGCCGCTGCCGTCCTCGTTGACTACGATTTCTATTTCGGCAGGCGTAACCATGAGGTAGCCTGAGACCATCGCGTCAAGAAAGGGTGGACATCTTTTAATGGTTCGGTAGGGCCAGACTTCGGAGTCGTCTTTGTCCTCGTGCTGGAAGTTTTTTAGCTTCTTGAACCAGTCGGGTATATGGGATCGAGCAGGCTTTGGTTCAGGGATAATTCCGTAAAGCTCGGGTTCAGTTGTAAAGGTTACTTTAGATTTACTTAATATCATTGTCTCTCGAACGTAATGGTAACAGTGCCTGATGACACAGTGACTGGGATAGCCTGCTGTGCCTGAGTCACTGTTATACTTTGGTTCGAGTAGCTTGTCGTCCCGCCCGCGTTACCGGATCCGCCTGCGTTTCCTGCCTTTCCTGACCAGTTGCTTGGTGCGGCATTGCCGGGGTTTCCTGAACCTCCACCAGTGCCTGCGCTGCCTGCGTTTCCGTTAGCCCCAGAGTTTCCGGCATTCCCGTTAGTTGCGCCATTTCCGTTGTTGCCGGGGTTTCCGTTTGATCCAGCGTTACCGGGATTTCCTGATCCACCGCCGTTTGCGCCGTTACCGTTGTTGCCGTAAGAGCCTACGTTGCCAGAAGCACCTGAGTTGCCAGAGTTGCCCGGGTTTCCATTGTTGCCTCTTCCTCCTCGACCACCGCCTGCTACGTTGTTCAAGCCTCCAGTCCCACCATTACCATAGTTGTAGGCGTTGGAGTTGCCGTCAGGACTTCCTGTAGCACCTACACCAACATTATTGTTTGTGGCGGGGAATCTCCCTCCACCTTGGCCTCCGCCGCCTCTCGCGCCACCGTTCCCTCGATTTCCTCTGGCTCCGTTGTTGCCCGCGTTTCCTGATGATCCGGGATTGCCGGGATTTCCTGCGTTTCCTCGTGCGCCACCGTTTCCGCGAACACCATTGTTTCCAGAGTTGCCCGGGTTTCCAGCGTTGCCTGCACTTCCTCCATTGCCGCGAACACCGTTGTTTCCGGGGTTTCCGGAGTTTCCGGGATTGCCCGGAGTTCCGCCGTTGCCGCCGGTGCCACTTGGCCCTGCCGCACCAGCATTACCTCTTGCGCCAGCGCTTCCTGCTGCTCCGCCTGCGAAGTTTGCGTAGTTGCCGAAGGTTGTTGCCGCGCCTGCATTACCGTTGCTTCCGGGATTTCCATTGGAGCCTGCGTTACCTGTAGAGCCGGGATTGCCTGCACTACCATTATTGCCTGCGTTTCCTGCTGTGCCGCTGTTGGCTCCGTTGCCGTTACTGCCTACGTTGCCAGAGTTGCCATTGTTACCTGAGTTGCCTGATGTAGCGCCGTTACCATTGGAGCCTACGTTTCCGGGGTTGCCGTTAGCTCCTGCTCCACCGGGGTTTCCGTTGTTTCCGAATCCGCGTCCATTGCCGTTGTTGCCATAGTTTCCAACTGGGCCGTTATTACCCGCGTTTCCCGGGGTTCCAGAGAGGCCAGCGCCACCGCCAGCGCCGCCATTGCCCCGGTAAGGGCCGCCTGCGGCGTTGCCGGGATTGCCCGGGGAGGCGTTCTTAAAGAAGACTGACCAGCCGCCACCACCACCTCCGCCGGGGCCGCCAGCCACGCCGGGGTTTCCGGGGTTGCCAGCATTGCCTGCGCCTCCGCCGTTGCCTCGGTTTCCTCGCGCACCATTGCTTCCGGAATTTCCTGAGTTGCCGGGGTTTCCTGAGTTTCCTGCTGAGCCACCGTTACCACGGACGCCATTATTCCCCGCGTTTCCGGGGTTGCCCGCGTTTCCTGCATTGCCTCTCGCTCCGGCATTTCCCGCGACACCCGGATTTCCCGGATTGCCAGCAGTGCCTTGATTGCCGGGATTGCCTGAGTTACCGGGATTCCCTGAATTACCGGACGAGCCTTTAGCCTGCACCGTTACCTTTGAGATTCCGGGCGGTAGATTAAAAGTACCCGAGGACGAGAGTGTTACCGTCCCCCCGGGAAATAGTGGGTCTGCTTTGAGAGCGGTTCCAAGGAAAGGCATTTAGGACACCTTGATAGCTAGTTCGATAAAGTCGCTAGGTAAGTCTGATGCCTGAACTGCGTAATTTTGTTTGCGATAGCTGTCAGAGCCATCATCTGCTTCCCAGATAACAATGTCGTAAATAATTAGAGGTGTTTCAGAGAAGATAACTGGCTCTTCGTCTTCATCTCTAAACCATGTAGATAAGGCGGCTAGGCTTTCTGTTGGATCTTCATACTGTAAGTCAGTGAACTGAATCGCTCGAGTATCTAGCCATGCACGCATCTGAGATGTCGCTAACTGCCCGACTTTTCCGTAGAGATGAATATTGTCATAGCGAACAGGAGTGGTCATTGTTAAGCCTCATAGAATGACAGTGAAACATAAATTGTTGTGGAGCCCTTCACCATCAGCGCAGTGTAAATAGTTTCCTTGTTAGCGGAGGTATTTACTGCTGGCTGTGTGGACGAACTGTTGTACTTGATTGAGTAGCCAGAGGGGGCGGCGAAGGTAAATGTTCTTCCGCCTGTGCCGTCTTGTTTAACGAAGATGGTTATTGTTCTCGCTGAACCAGCAGGGAGTTCGTCAGTGTCAGGCAAAGTGACTGTTGTGTCTCCAACCAAGGTGTATCGCACATTGTTGGTTGCGTCAGGAATTGTTTGAGCGCCTGTGACGCTAGTGTTTGTTGCGATGGTTTCTTGGAAATTCTCTAGGGTGACATCAGTGACTTTGTTGTTATCGAAGTCAATGTCACCCGTCATGGTGCCGCCAGCAAGCGGCAACTTGGCGGCGATAGCATTGTTAGTTGTCGTTGCGAAGTTGGAGTCATCGCCTAGCGCAGCGGCCAACTCGTTTAGAGTGTCCAGAGCAGCGGGTGCGCTGTCCACGACATTTGCTACAGCCGTGTCCACGTATGTTTTGTTTGCGGCATGTCCGTTTGCTGTTGGGTTTGGAACTGTTATCGCAGTGGTTGTGGACGCGCCAATGTCAGCAATGGTCTGAAGGTTTAGTGTGGTCGGCACAAACGAGGACGAGCCAGTGTTGTAGACAAGGCCTTGGTTTGCTGTCGGAGTGGTTGCTGCGACATTGGATAGGTCGCCAATCGCTACGTTAGCGAAACCAGCGGAGCTTACAAACGATGATCCGTTGTAAACCTTCATTGCATTTACAGATGTGTCGTACCAAAGGTCGCCTGTTGTGACACCACTAGGGGCTGACGCACTAATAAAGTAGGTCGTGGCAAAGGTGTTCACATTGGTAATGTTGGTTGCGACCGTGTTCACGTTTGAGATTGAGCCCGCAACTGTGGTTACGTTGCTGTTGTTTCCTGATACAGCAGACACGTCACTGGATATACCAGCAACTGTTGTTACGTTGGAACTGATTCCTGCAACTGTGTTTATGTTTGCATTGTTGCCTGCAACTGTTGTGATGTTGCTGTCGATGCCTGCAACCGTGTTTACGTTTGCAATAGAGCCTGCGACAGCTCCGATTGTGTCGGTGCCTGTAAGGTTTGTTGCGACAGTACCAATGTCTGTTGCGTCTCCTGCTACTGCTGTTACGTTGGCTGAGATTCCTGCGACAGTGTTTACGTTGGCGATGTTTGTTGAAACTGTGCCGATGTCTGAGGCATCGCCTGCGACAGCCGTTACGTCTGATGCAATGCCAGCAACTGAGGTTACGTTTGCGGAGATTCCGCCAACAGTGTTTACGTTAGCGATGTTGGTTGCAACGGTGTTGATGTTTGATATGCCGGTAGCAACGGTTGTGACGTTGGCGCTGGTTGCCCAGTATTTCGCTGAGTAGTTTGTGCCGTCCACAGTACCACTGGTTTTGATTGCCCACTCAGAGGCGGCTCCCTTGCCAGCGGTATCAGTGATTCCTGTGCCGCCTATGGCCCATGCCTTTGCTGAGTAATCTGATCCTGATACAGCGCCATCAACTTTGTTTGCGTAGTTCTTTACGAGAGTGCCATCAATAATCTTCAGGAACTTGCTTGCATCTGGTGTTGCATTAGAGGATGTGTGGGCAACCGTACAGAGGAATGTGTCTTGGTCTTTGGTTGCAATGTCGAGAACTTTGTATGCGGTTGATGTGGCATAGGTGCCGCGTGCATTAAAGATTTCGATGCCAGAGTCAACATAGCTGTTTGCTGTTCCCACTCGGACTTGTAACTTGTTGTTGTCTGTCGTGAGCACCCTTACAGAAAAGATCGTCGGGTCAAAGATGCCTGTCGATGCGTTAAAGATGTCGCCAAGCATTTGAGCGATAGTGCGGTCGCCTAGCTCGGCATTCTCCATATAGGTGTCGAGGATGTGCTCGCCAGTCTTTGCGGAGACGAATCTTAGTTGCTCACTTGTTGGGCGTGTAATAGCCATTAGATGTTCACCTTGAGGTTAGCCACTTCGATTTCGAGGTCGCGGACTTGCTTCTGTAGCTTCACGATTGTCTTGGCGTTGGTTGCGCCCCAATCAGTAGTGTTGAGATCGACCTGATTAAAGACGGCGTGGACATAGTTCACGATGTCAGTATCTAGATCGGGCTCCATTGCTGCTGCGAGTGCGTTTATCGTGTTAGCCATTTTGCATCCTCTGTTTCTCGCTCATCGGAATAAGGTTTCCTTTCTGAGCTTCACGTTCGATTTGTTCCTGCGGCGCAACACTTGCTCCACGCATTTTCTCCATAAGGGCGATTTGCTGACTAGGTGAGTTACCCTGTTGCTTCTCTTCCTCGGAGATGCGGAACTGGTCTAGGTCTGAAATGCCAAGTGCGCGGATTGCTTCTTCTGCAATCTTGCCCATCTTGTATTCCATGTTGAGGCCAGTCTGGGACATGATCTGTAGCATGTTCATCCACGTCTCAGCGTTTCGTGTTGGCTCCACGGGTAGCGTGCCATCGATAACGAGATAGTCGATCTTGCCTTGCAGGTCTTTAGCGCCATAGTCGATGTAGCCATCCTGAACCAAGTCAGCTAACTGACCGGGCATCTTGTCTTCATCGATCTTGATGGAGCCGTTAATTTCTAGTGCGTCCTGAATGTTCGAGGTCATCATGCGAACCATTGGACGGATTGTCGTAGCCGAGATGACGCGACTTAAAACGCCAAGGCGCTGAGAGCCGAGCTGAGTCAGACGTTGGATTTCTGTTGCGGTTCTAACGTCTGGTGTCGGCATACCTTGTTGTGCATCGGATGCGCTGGACACTCGGTTCTTGAGTTCGGACATCGCTTGGATGTCGTTCCAGTGTCCACGGGTAACGTCAGGGACTTGAGCAATATAGACACCATCACCGGGTTTAGCTCCCGGCATGGTTCTCACAACACCCCAAGGGTTTCGGTCAATGAGGTCTGGCACCATCACCTGTGTTGGATCAACAAAGATTAGGTTATTGAGCGCAGCCTGAACATTATCGATACGGCTTCGTAACAGCCACGTAGCAATGTCGTGCATGGGCAACATAAGATCATAGAGTGATTGTCCCCATGTTTTGTGTGTGTCGTTATAGAGGCCACCCATCACCATCGGGAACTGCTGACCGTATGGGTTTAGCTGCATACGGATACAGACGTGCTCGTCTAGGATCGTGATGACCATCCAAATTTGTTCGATGGACGGAATGCCAATCTCATGTCCTGAGAATCGCACCCAACATTCGTCAGTGACGCGAGCGTCTCCCAGTGTGAAGTATGCGTGGTCTGCCATGCCTCCACTGTTCGGAGCGGCAGGATCAATATTAAGTCCACGGCCTTCTTCTTTGTGCCAGCGGTGGGCTTGCCAACCTGACTTCGCCGAACCTGTTCTGTGGCGTAGCTCGGGGTGATCCTTTAGCTTGGGGTATAGGCCAGTGTTGACTAGCGAGTTATATGACTGGTAGTCGGTGAACACGCAGAACTGCCACTGCTCCCATTCGCCCCAGCTTACTCTTGGGTCTGGGAAGCATCGGCGTGGATCAATGTTGACGATACGGTTCTGGTTGTCATTGGCATCCCACACAATTTTGGTGGGGGCGAATCCGTAACGGATGCTATCGAGAAGCATCTGCGCCATTCTCGCTTCACCAGCAGTGCGTCGCATCTGTGAGTGCAGTACTCGCTCAAGAATCGATGCAGTCTTTCGGCTGTTGCGATCCAATCCCTCGAGCTGGAACATGGGGTTACGTCCACCCAGTGCGGCCATCAAGTAGGTGAGGACTGTGTCAGCAACAGCTCGCGTGTCTGCGACTACTGCCTTCTCGCGGAACTGAGTGGCATCTGGCGGAACCCAAACATCGTGCGCTCGATCAGCTTCTGTCCAGTGATCGTAGCGTTTCTTGATTTTGTTGTAGGACATGTCCACGCATGATTTAACGTAGTCAACAATGCGTCGCTCCTCATCTTCTTTGAGGTCACCGGATATGTCTTCGTATGCAACTATTTTGTTGGCGAGCCTAGAGAGATCAACCACTTGTCCATTGGTCGATGAGCCTGCGTAGTCCGCACCATAGTAGGTTCTTTTTTTGTCTGCCATGCCGTGTAATTTGCCTTATAAAGTGTATGTGGTCGTCCCTGTGTCAGCGTTACTCGCCCCATCCTTTAAACATTTGCGTTCCGAATTGCGCGGACAAGGAATCCCTATTTCTCTGTGCTTCTTGATTGAGGGAGTTGCTCGCATTGAGAGAGCCGAACATGGCTTCCGGGGTAATTGTTTGGCGGGACAGGATGTCCACAGCCATAGACAGTGCATCGACTTGGTCATCGTGGCGACCTGCCGGGAAAGCTGTGCATTCTTCCACGAAATCGTCCAGCCACTTTGCTTTCTCGGGCAAGTGGACGCGACCACCTTGGATTAGGGGCGTGATTCCGTTGACTCGGCTGACTTTGTCGTTGACTACCTTGTAGGGGACGACTGCCATGCCGGATTCTCGGCGTAAGTCTTGGATAATGGACTGGCCAGACGCCTTATCTTCCACATATAGGGCGCGGAGTCCCTTTCCTCGCCAAGATGCGTTGATGTTGATGAGCTTTTGGCGAAGGTCTGGGTATTCCCATCGTCCACGGTGGACTTCAACGATGTATATGTCCCCGTCTTGGGTAAGACCAGCGACTATGGCGACCGAATAGTCCGATGTTTCCGTCTTTTTGAAGGCCGTATCTGCCGCAATGATGATTGTTTGGAAGTTATTGGGGTGCAAATCCTCTGGATAGTAGCTCCACCACTCTGATTTGAGGATGTTTCCGCCCTCAATGTAGGGTCTTTGCTGGTATAGAGAGGCAAAGTCGCGTGGGTTTAGGCGTTCTCGGCGTCTAAGTTCCTCGACAGGGAAGCGTTCTGGCCATAAGGCAACGTCTTCTTCCTCTTGGATGTAGCGTTTTGTCTTGGACAGGTTGCTTAGCTCGTTGGCTTCCACATACATAGGGTGTTCTGGCGGTAAGTGTCTTCGGGAAATCTTTTTTCCGCCTACCTTTCTTATGGCTGGATAGTCGAGGTGCATCCACATGCCTTCCTTCCAATCCTCTGTGCGCATAAGACGGCCTGCCAAGTCGTCTGGATGCCAGCGGGTGAGGATAACTATCTGGCTGGGTAACTGGCCTTTTGCGTCTGGCTGTAGTCGAGTGGAGAGGGCGGCTGTGTAGAAGTCCCAGATTTTGTTTCGCTGGGTTGCGGACTCTGCGTCCTCTCGAGATTTGGTTGGGTCATCCACTATAAGGAGGTTAGCGGGTCGGCCTGTTGTTGTACCGCCGATGCCTACGCCGAAGTAGGCTCCGCCCATCTCTGTTCTCCAGACGTCGGCTGCTCGACTGTCTGAGGACATGCGGAAGTCTGGGAATGCTTGCTGAACTTCCACGCCACTGGCTCTGTCACGCACTTGTCTACCGAAGTCACTGGCCAGCATTGCGTTGTATGAGCAGGACAGGATGTAGCGGCTTGGGTTGCGTGCCATGTAATAGGCAGGAAAGAGGACGGTGGAGAATGTGGACTTGGCATGACGAGGTGGCATCGTGACAAGAATGTTTCTGGCGGGGCGTCCTTCTTCGTCTTCAAGGATTCCTTTCTCGAGGGCGTCGAGCTTGTTGATTAAGTCTATCTGGAAGTCGGCGAGGTCGAAGGTGGGCTCGGCTACCTTAACGAATCCAAGGAATGATTTCTCTGCATCCTTGAGCTTGAGGAGGTGCTTGGCCGCTGCCGCACGAGATACGCTCATACAATGATTCCGGTTTTCTTTGTGAACTGGGCATCGGTTATTTTTTGAGCTAGGCGTCTGTCGTGGATGTTGTCAGCCATGATTCTCATGAAGTGATCCATCACGGCAGACTGATGTCTGTGCGGGGGAACCTCAGAGAGGTTGAGCTGGGACATGGCATTGCCAAGCTCACTCATTGTCATGGATGATGCTGCCGCATCTTTCTGGATGTTCTTGACCATTCCTTTATTGCTCATCGATTACTTCCTCTTTGGTTTCTTCTTCGGTTTCAGCGATGCCATCGACACCGCTGGCTATTCTTTCAAGTTCCTCTCGGGACATTTCAGTGAGGTTTTTTACTGAATGTTCGTGCTGGTGATAGGAAGCTGAGAGGTCAGGAATGACCTTATTAAGGAGGCTAGAAAAGACCCTTGCTTGGGTGGGCGTCCACTCTATATGGCCCTTAACGACCTCGTCAGCCAGCGTGAGATGCGTCTGCATCTTGCTTGCTATCTGTCCTCGTAGGTTCGCTACCTGATGGGGTGATAAAGCGACTTGGCCAGTGGCCGTTTTGACTGATATTCGGGTAGTTCTACTCATATATAGCTCCAGACGTTTTCATTTTTGCTCGCGAGTCGAGACCCCCCGGTGACGTTGACGCGCACCACCGTGGGAGGCGGGGCCGGGATAGCCCCCCGGGGGGGTATATGGGCGCAGATTGGGTCGTGGCAGGGCTGAAACCCGCGCCGTTGCTGGGATTTCTCTCCCCTGAGAGGGGATTTTCTTGCGTGGGCGTTTCGCAGGCGCTGGAAAGGCACGCGAACGATGGGGTCTGGGGAGATTTTGTAACCATTTCAGCACATTACCCGTGCGTGCGTGGGTGTGTCGTCCAGTCCCCAAAGGGGACTAGGGGTTTTTCGTCGGAAGATTTCCTTCCAGCCCGCCGTTTGCATTCCGCAGGGCGAGTAGCTCACACAGGAGAACACCCATGAGCCAGTTCAAATCCGTTTCACTCAAGCAAATCGCACGCACAATCGAAGACGCACACGAGGACGATCGAGGTCGTCTGGTCGCGGAGGCGTTGATCGAACTCGAGCCGCGTCTGGAACGCGCACAGGAGCGCAAGCAGGAGGGCAAGGTCAAGCGCACACGCAAGGCCATCGAGCAGTTGGTCTCGCAGGGCGCGGTTGATCACACGCAGTGCTTCGCCATGCAGACGTCACGCAAGCCCAAGGCCAAGGCCAAGCCGAACACGCAGGCGCAGATGATGCGCATGACCAAGGCTGATCTGGTTGCGGCGCTCATGCTTGCAGGCGACCTGTCCTAATTCGCACACACGGATGTGCTTCCCCAACCCTCACAGCTTCGGCTGTGGGGGTTTTTTTGTGTCTGCACGTTGTCGGCAGGCACACGGTCGAGCATCGACCGATCAACGACAGCACCCGTCATCACAGGAGATACCCAATGACGATACGCAAAACCACGAGCAAGACCGACACCGCATGGCGGTGGCTCGCAATCGGTCAACAACCCGCAGGACACGCGGACGAGCTTCTGCTCAACCACGACGTTCAGGCGACTGACTACCCAGACGAGGACGACCTCGCTCTGTTCGGCTACACGCTGGTAAGGGAGGACGAGTCATGAGCATCTTCCGAGTCACCTCAATGGTTGCACCTGAAGGCGTCAACGACGTGCTACACGTCGAAGCCAACAGCGCCAGTGATGCGCTCGCCATCATCCACCGCGAGGACGGGACTTCGTTGGTCGAGCACTTCGACTACGTGAAGATCGAGGAGGTCGCGTCATGAACGTAGACGAGCTGTTCACCCTTCACTTCCGTGGCGATGAGCCACGCGATGTACGTAAACGACGCCGCTCTTGTGAGTGGCATCAAGGACGTTACAAGGATCGAGTCCGCCACTACTTACGCCAAGGATATTCCAAGGCCGAATCCATGAAACGCGCAGGAGAAAACCAGTGATGTATTACGTGAACGTGTACGAGAAAGCGTCCGCTTACGGCGGGCCTGAAGAGGGTGGCTGGTGGTACACAGTCATCGAGCCGCTTGGTTGTGAGGGATCAACAGCGAACGAGGACGAGGCCAGAGACTTGGCTGAGTCCGTTCGTCTGGAGATCGAGCAACCCGAAGCCTACTACATGGGCATCAACAACGCAGATGGGTGTGACCCTGACGGCCAAGGTGACGACAGCTACCTGACGGTCGGCGGAGTGTGGGGTGACAGCAGTCTCGTTGTGTATGTCGAGGATCATCCACCCAAGCATCAACCAGAGGAGCGACCGCACTATGAGTGATCAGGTATTGAACGAGGACTTCGAGCTTGGGCTAGTCAGCCTGTGCATCGAGTTCTTTGGTGAATCAGGCGACTGGTTCTACGACTACGACGTGGACGCGAACGGAGAAGGTAGCGTCTACATCCGACTAACCGTACCAGCAGAGGAGAGCGAGACATGAGCGACGATTCAATCCACTACAGCCATGTGGACAAGCATGGCATGTGGTCGCTAAAAGACCATCCGATCAACCCCGCGACTCAGGCAGAGGCAGACGTGATCTACAACGATCTCGGCATGTACCTGTCACCCGAAAGCGTCCACTCGGACGGCGAGAGCAGTGAGTCAATGGCACGCGATCACTTCAACTACTACATGCGCAAGGCAATGAGAGTTGAGCGGTGTGGATTCCTGCCAACGGAATGGAGTGACGTGTGGGAGCCGGGTCAATCACCGAAAGCAATAGGGCTGTGGACATGAGTGCCGCAGAGTTCTGGGCATGGCTAGACAGTTGCCCATCAACAGAGTGGTTCGTGGCTGATGTCGAGACCGGATGCGCTCGAGTGTTTTTTACTTACGAGGAAGAGGAGGACGAAGCATGAAAACATACGAAGCGTATGTCAGCGGCGGTACAAGCCGCAGGGTAATAGTCGAGGCCAAGAATCAAGTCGAGGCTGAACTCGAGGCTATTCGAGAGTTCACCGCACTTGTTGGTGCTGAAGGCCATGTTGAAGTTATGGACATAGAGCAAATAGGAGACGAATCATGAACGACCAAACCTATCAGCAAGCAGTCGAGCAGGCCAGAGAGGAGGCTCTCGAGAGGTATCTGAACAACCGAATCGTTGAGTATCGCAAACAGAACGTGGACGTTGTACTCATAGCAGGGACGACACACGCCATAGCAATCGTGTTTGGTATGTGGCTGTTCTCAACGGTGTGGGGTGCCTGATGCCAGAAGATACTGCGATGCTCAATTCGAGTGGCCGTCCGGCCAAGGATCAGGTCGTTCGACATTACGAGGACGGATCATCTGATTTCATTAGTTACGGCATGACCATTGTGTCACGCCCATTCAATTACCCAAGCGAGCCAATCGTGCTAGACGTGGACAAGTGGAACTACTCAATCACCACTGCCCGCTACCGCAACAGGTTCCTTGGGGAATCTACTGGCGACACCCGTCGCCGCATTAAGTCAGGCCAGTATGTGCTGAGCAATTTGAACGCATAGGAGTTACCCATGTTCAAGATATTACGCAACATTTTTAGCCAGTTTGAAGCAGTGAATGACCCAAGTATTTTGCAGACCACACCAGAGATGAACAAGATTAATCACCGTGAGCGTGCGTCCACGCCATCTCGAATCATCTCGGTACGGGGCAAGACGTTTGGTGTCGGTTTGGTACGCAATGCCAATGCGCGCAACCGATGGAAGAGGTTGTCCACGCTGCAAGTGGGCGAAGAGATGTGCTTCATGGAGAAGCAAGTCACGATGCACAAAGCAGTAAAGTCATACCGCAACAGTTGGGAAGGCCAGAGTCGTGAGTACGTAATCAATCCTGCAACACTCGAGGGTGCTCGAATCCCAAGCCAAGAGGTGTCAGTAGTTACTCGCACCGCCTGAAAATCCTGGGGCTACAGCCCCTGTCAAATGCAACGGCTCGGCATCGAAAGGTGTCGGGTCGTTGTCGTTATGGTGTCACGTTATGTTGACACACGCACGCTTCAGTGTTCTCATGACACCTTTAGGTGTCACTCACATTTACTTTAAAGGTTACTTATTATGGTTAAAAAATCTATCGATTTATTCATAGAGGCATTTCAGCCCGAACTCACGCCAGAGCAACGCCGCAACACTTGTCGCAAGGCATTGGCTGAGGCTATTGGTGATACACGTATGGACATTCAACTGTTATGGAATGAGGGAGAGTGGAAGCATCAGTTATCCGAACCCCGACTTACACCACGAGGTATCGCCAGTTTGTTTGGTAAGCCTCACAGTATGTTGGTGTCAGCATTGAGCATCATGCTTGACGGCGACGAAACCAGCCGTCGCGTTGGTGAAGAGTCAAGGGGCAAGCTCGAGCTTTGGCATACGGCAATGAAGTACCCACACAAGTGTGCAGAAGGATCACGGGGCAAGGTGTTTGGTATGCACAGGGATTGGGATGAAGCCTACTTCATGGACATCATATCGTATGCGGAGACGTTAGGTATTGACTGTGCCGCCAGCGCAAACATGAAACCGACTAAGACTGCTAGTAAGTCCAAGGCATCAGCGCCTGCCGCAGGTATTGAGACTGCGCTTAACGGACTGCTCGACACAGTGGGACTGCCTGACTACAGCGATCTCAGAGAGACTCTGGATAACCTAGTTGTATTGAAAGGCGACCTGAGAGACAAGGACGCAACCATCGAATCAATGAAGCGCCAGATAGACATGGCATCCAAGGCTACGTTGGCTCCCGTCAGCGTGAAGGGTAGCGGTGATGTGCCTGATGGCAAGGTCGAGATTGCCAAGGCGTATGACCTGTTCGATGTGGGTGCTAGTGACCGCTCGATGTTCGACTTCGATCTGCCTCATGGGGTGTGGGATCACGATCACCCTTATGTTCCTGATGTGGACACAGCTTATGTGTTTGACCCCGAGACACTGATCCCAGTGTTGCTTGCTGTTGTGAACAATCGTATCCCGTGGTTGCGTGGACATACTGGTACTGGCAAGACAACGCTTGCCGAGCAAGTGTATGCACGCCTCAAGTTGCCAGTGTTCAGGCTCAATCTGGACAGTGACATTACTCGTGGTGAACTGGTTGGTCGAGAAGTTATTCGCACTGACAGCGATGGCAAGACAGTGACTGAGTTTGTGGACGGGATTATCCCGATGGCAATGCAACAGCCCTGTCTGCTACTGCTCGATGAGGTCGATGCGGCGAGGCCAGACATGGGCTTTGTCCTACAGCGATTGCTTGAGGGCAAGGGGTTCATGTTACTCGAGGATGGTGGACGCACAGTCGTACCGCATCAGCACTTCCGCATGATCGCAACAGCGAATACCAATGGGCGTGGTGACGAGACAGGATTGTACTCGGGGACACGGGCTTTGGGTACAGCATTCGTGAACAGGTTCAAGCCTTACATCGAGGTTGATTACATGACCGAGGATGAAGAGGCTGAGTTGTTGCATGACAAGAATCCTGCTCTGGACAAGGATGACTGCAAGACTATTGCGAGGTATGCAACCGAGCACAGGACAGCGTTCAAGCAGAGTGATGTCACGTTGGCGTGTTCGCCCAGAGATACCTTGGCATTTGCGGCCAGTGCGGTGGACTACAAGAGGTGCTTCGGGTCAGGCAGTGGATGGATGATGCTTGCCTTGAAGCATTCGATATTGAATGCGGCAGACAGTGACGACAAGCAGGCGCTTGAGGGACTGGCGAGCCGAGTGATTGGAGGAACTGTATGAGACAGATAAGCGGAGACAAGTTGACACACGAGGTAACGGCTAATGCTCGTACCTTTTATAGGAACCAAGACCTTGAGGTTCTGATCGGTGGTGATCAGGCCATGACGAATGGCAAGACGGTGTACCTGCCCACGATTCCGTTGGGTGTTGATTACGACGAAGATGAGGTGCGTACCATTCGCGGGTTCGTTGATCACGAAGCAGGACATGGACGCCACACTAACTTCTCGTTGGGACGTCGCAAGAAGTACAAGGAGTTGATGGCTCAAGTCGAGCACTTCATGCCTATCACGAATGGACTCGAGGACGTCCGCATCGAGCGGCTGATCACGCAAGAGTATCCCGGCTCCAAGCGCAACCTTGAGGCCACAAGCCAGTGGGCAAACAAGTTATTTCTTGATCACTGGGATGGCACACCACCCACGCTTGATGAGATAGGTGCAGTCGCGATCACATGGGAGGGACGCAGACGCATGGGCTACGACGATCCGACTATTCAGCAGTGCCTAGACACCTTGAGTGACGAGGTCAGGGCTGAGGTTGAGGGTGCTGTGGACAGGTTGTCCAAGGCCAAGTCAACCAAGGCGTGCATGGATATATCCGAGGAGTTGTGCAAGCAGTGGGGGCTTGACCAGCGAGGCAAGGAAGAGGAACAGCAGGAGCAGCAGGGTGGCAGCGAAGAAGGCGAGGACGAGTCCGAGGACAGCAATCAGTCTAGCAATGACACTGGAGCTGACAGCTCTGGAGCTGACGATGCCGAGCAGAATCAGGGTGAGAACGCTGATGACAAAGCCGAGGACATGAGCGGTGGCGAGGGTGATGGTGAGCCAGAGAAAGAGGATGGCACTGAGGGCTCGGGTGACAATAGAGATGATCAGGGTACTCAGGCTGATGGTCAGGACAGTGAGCACAAGAAGCAGGTGCAGAAGTCTGCGGGGCATGGGTTCGATGTTGACAAGCCCAAGCAAGCGTATGACCCAAATCTTGATAAGGCCATGCAAAACATTGTGCAGAACAAAGAGGCAAGCGGTGGCTCTTATGTTGCTCATGGTCGCAAGTACGATGTCCACGAGAAGGCAGGCAACTGGAGCAGGCACACCCAAGATAGCATTGAGGCGGCCAAGAGATATGGAGCCTACAACATGACCCGCAATCAGATTGGCAGTCACATGAACAAGATGCGACGCAATCTCGAGAGGGCTTTGATTGCCAAGCAGGACAGGTCATGGCGGTCAGGCTATGAGGAAGGGACACTTGATAGTCGTAGGTTATCGAGAGCAGTGAGCGGTGACACCAGTGTGTATCGCAAGAGGACACCAGCCGAGGACATGGATACCTGTGTGATGCTTTGCATTGATGCCAGTGGGAGCATGGGACATTCCAAATGTCAGCTTGCAATGCAGTCAGCGATTGCTATGGGCGAGGTGTTCGAGAAGGTTGGTATTCCGTATGCGGTGACAGCGTTTAATACTCGCGCCCACAACGATAACAACACCAGAGCATACAACAATAGCGTTCGCAACCATCAGCATGTCGAGGGTAGGTCACACTGTTTGTCCACGTACCTGCTCAAGGATTACGACGAGTCGTTACGCCAGACCAAGCACCAGATTGCCGCTTACGAAATGCTCGTGGGTTCAGGGAATACTGATGGTGATTCGCTGATGTATATCAAGCAAGCCTATGTAGATCGTCGCCACGAGAGTCGCAACATTATGTTTGTGTTCAGCGATGGTGAGCCAGTGGGTACGAATGAGGATGCTGAGAGGTCTCGTCTCAAGAATGTATGCGCTGATATTGAGAGGCATATCGAGTTGGTCGGGTTCGGAATCAAGACGGATGTGGACAGGTACTACAGCCATAGCGTTCAGGTGGACAGCCTTGATGAGATGAGCGGCAAGGTCATGAAGCAGGTTGCCAGTATGTTGCTCGGACAGAAGTTCAAGGTGGACGCCAAGGAGGTAGCGACCAATGCAGCGTAAGGCAAAGGTGTATACCAAATGGTTTGGCGTGACCGACCGAGTGTGGCCTTGGGGTTTCTGGTTCGAGGTTGGTTACGAGGTTAAGACAAGGCGCGTGGACAAGTATGACTACGCAGAGATCGGACGGATTGTACGCAAGCATGAGAGGAAAGCCAGATGGCAGAGCAAGGCAAGAGTTTAGTGGTGGATAAGATCGAGTGGTACTTGAGGGAGCATGTGCAACATTGCGAGCGTGCAGGTGCTGAGCAAGATAACTGGACACTATTAGTAGAGGAGGCTCTCGAGCATATCTATTGTTTGGAGTCGAAGTTGGAAGCAATACATAAGGAGTCAGCTAGTGAATGAGCGAGACGATTTGATCGCAAGGGTGAGGACAGGGATGTCCACGGATGAGGATGCCAGTGAGGTGAAGCGCATGATGGAGTACATGCGTGACTGTGAAGAGTTAGTGGAGGCGGCACTGAGCAATGACGTTTCGGTGTTGCGCAAGGTAATTGAGAGACAAAGTTTTAGGAGATCAGCGTGAATATATTTGTACTGGATGCGTCGCCATTGAGAGCGGCAGAGATGCACTGTGATAAGCACGTACCAAAGATGGTACTTGAGACTGCTCAAATAATGAGCACTGTGTTGAACGAGAAGGGGTTGAAGGGAGCCTATAAGAGTACCCATAAGAACCATCCTTGTACTGTGTGGGCAGGCCAGAGTTTTGCTAATTATATGTGGACGATGGCGTTGGGTATGGCGTTAGGTTTGGAATATGAGAAGCGATTCGGGCGCACGCACAAGAGTGCGGACGCCATCTGGAGTATGAAAGATGTCCCCGTTCGAGTTCTGCGGGACGCCTTCGACAAGGACGAGATGACTGATTGGGTGTTGGCAATGCCCGACGAGTACAAGTGTAGTGATGCTGTCCACAGCTACCGGGAGTACTACCGGGGAGCCAAGGCACACTTCGCACGATGGGATAGGGGCGAGACGCCAGAGTGGTGGGCATAATGAATGTGGTGGACAACTTCCTGCCGGATGCGCTGCTCGACGGGTTGGATAATGACCCCACGATAAATTTGCTTAGGAACAATGGCATCAGGTGGTGGGACGGAGTGACCGAGGGCAACCGAGTGCATGAGATTATTCGTTTTTGTTGTGATCAATTCCATGTTCAAGGTATGTGTGGATTCGAGTACTGGTTTAACGTGACCGAGAATGACGCTGGCCCTTGGCATGTGGACAAGGACGAGGGCGCTGATGTTCTTGTGCCAGCAGACTGGTCTTGTATTCTTTATGTGATACCACATCAGATATGGGGTGGGTTCCTCGAGATGGAGTGCGGAGATGACACGAGGACAGAGGTTGAACGTATCTCTCCGAGGTTTAATAGGTGTGTTGTTCTGGACAATGGCGTTTGGCATAGAGTGTCTAGGGTGTGGTCTGGTCAACGACATGCGCTGTTAATAAATGGTTGGAAGCAAGCGCCTTCTACGGCAGATACGTAAGACAAATACCCTGTTGACACCTGTGTGTGGACGAGATGCGCCAAGCTGGTAGGCGTAAATTACGCATAAGGTGTTGAATACAGACACCTTAATTATTCTTATTAACGCTCTTGACATCCAATGCACTCCCCTTTATATTCCCTTTGCTGTCATGATTTCATTACAGTTATGTGCAAACGTATAATACAGGAGGAGCCACATGAAACTTGAAGACAAAGTGAATAGGCTCGAAGGGAGAATCGAGAGCCTAGAGAGAATGGTAGACAGGCTAGTACTTGGGCAAGGTCATCAAGTACAGCACGAGGATATGGTCAAGGCCATTCTCCCGAGATTAACTGCCAAACAACATGTTGCATTACAGATGATCATGCTTGGTTGCAGTAATGCACAGATAGCAAAGAGGTTTAACGTTACGGAGAATACCGCAAAGGTACACGTCAGAGGGATCGCCAGAAAGTATCGCGTGAGCACCCGCTCGCAGATCGTTATGGCGGCAGTGTCTGAGTGGGAATCTGTTACATCAAATCAATACTTGCTTATGAGCGGAGGCATACCGAAGGATTGGGGTGAGACATATGGACGTGGGCCTATAACAAAAGACCCTCACTCTAAAATATACAGGAGTTAATTTATGTTGCAGTTGAAGAGACGTGGAAAGACGTGGTACGTCACTGGTTTTTACGAGGGCAAGCGCATCAGGGTTAGTGCGAAAACTGATGATCAGATGGAAGCCCAGAGAGTGAGACTGCGCATAGAGAATGAGTTGATCAATGGCAATTCTGCTGATGCCTCAACGAAGGAGGGAGAGGTATTTAGTTTTGCGATGGCAAGCTACCTAAAGAGGAGAGAGTTTACCAGCGAGAGCACCTTGCGTTATCTGAATATGTTTAATGAGATGTGGGGTGAAGTGCCACTGCTTAAAATGGATCAGCATTTTATTGCTGAGTATATCGATGTCCGATATACGGAGGTTCAAAGCGCAACGATACGGCGAGAGGTTAATGCGCTGATGCCAGTGTTGCGTCATGCTAAAAAGCGTGGGTTGATAACGATGGTGCCAGATGTTGATCGACCTGCTGATGGAGAGCCAAGGACGAGGTGTCTTGACCAAGAAGAGTTGGCGGCATTCAATGGACAATGTGGTGACCCTAATGGCAGTGGAATTACAGCAAGATATTGCATGACGTGCTTCTTGTTAGCGACTGGTGCTCGGATAGGTGAGGCTGTTGCGTTGAGTTGGGATGATGTGGAGTTGGATGTTGATCAGCCTTTTGTCACCCTTCATACCCGCAAAACCAAAGGCCAGAAGAAGGTGGCCAGACGTGTGCCTTTGCACGAAAATATGCAAGACCTGATGATCCAATGGCGATCAACTCAAGCCAGAAGTAAAAAGGTGTGGAGTGCTTGGCAGGATAGCCGAGGTGCAGGCAAGGCAGTCAAAAGCCTAATGAGTTTGGTTGGGATAAAAGATTTCCAGCCCCATGATTTGAGGCGCACCTTTGCCACTGAGTTACTCAAGAATGGTGTGAGAGAAAGAGTGGTCGCTGACCTGTTGGGTCACAGTAGTTTGGCTATGGTCATGCGCTACATGATCCCGCCTGACTCCACCAAGGTGGACGCGATAGCTAGTTTGTATCAACGTAGTGCGTGACACACACGCTATTAGGTGTCGAAAGCGTGGTCACACACAACGAATGAAGAAGTAAACTGAATTACAAATTGAAAACCAATAAGAGAGGCAATACAATGCACGCGAATCAAAGGAGAAGTGGCCGAGTGGCTGAAGGCGCGCCCCTGCTAAGGATTGAGAAGGCACGGGGAACGCTATTTGAGAGACTTCTGACACCTTTTAGACGTATCAGGGTGGCACTGGTTGACTGGAATAACCCCGTAATAGTTATCGCAAGTCCCAATATGTCACTTATGACACACACATATGACACCTTAATCTGCACTTTAACGACCAACATTAAGGCCATGCCTCAAGGTCGTGAACATGATGAACTCGAAGAGGTGCGGGATTTAATTGAAGGGTTTAAAGAGGCTTACATTGCGTCTCAAAAATAGACACCGATAGTATTTGTGTCCAACAAAAGAGCCCCGTGTCCCTGTAAAGTGATGCGGGGTTTTTCTTTGGAGGGCATGTGATCCGATGCGATCCGGTGGGGAAACCTGCCGTCATGTATATAGAGATGTCCTATCTCGTAGGGTAAGTATGTTCTTTGCGTTGCCCCGTTTTCCCAATAATCAAGTCCGCCCTTTCCGTCAGGTAATTCTAGTGCCAGTGTGTAGCTGAATGGGTTCGCGAATGGCTCCGGCCAGAGTATGCGTTGGAAGGGTTCGTCCGTGTGTATGTGGCCTCCATCTGGATGCTTGCCTGCATTCTCTCCGAAGATGTGGAAGCCTGTTAGTCCAGCCATAGGCAACTCGACAACTTTGTGGTTGAAGCATTTCTCTATGGCTTTGTAGACGAGATCGAGCAGGGGAGTGAAGTGCTTTGCGATGATAATGTTGTTCTCTTCTGCGACCTGATAGTAACTTGCGTGGCCATCAGATATGACGAGGTCGTTGTACGTGGACGCACCTATTGTATAGAAGGTTCCATCCCCCCTGCTGATCCAATGGGGACGTAAACGCTTCACGACTTCGGCGTAATGTTCGGATACTTTTTCGTTGAGGAGGGGGACGTCGATGATGTCGATGGAGTTTTTTGGGGACGCAGCGTGGCGAATGTTCTCTGCGATGTTTGCCCATCTTGCTTCGTCCTCCGCCTCACTTTCTTTCGGGGGATGAAGGTACGTCACAGTTGCGGTCATGTCAGTATGACCATAGAGCAGGTGATGCTTTACCCGCGCAATCGTCTAGGTGGATGAAGCGCGAGGACAAGCTACCCTTTTGGGCGACGCCGATTCGTTTGAAACCTTTTGCTCTCGCAGCGTCGATTAATTTCATAGCTCGTTCACCGTGGACAGCGATGTCTATGGCCCGCCCGGATTGGTGCGCCCCGGGGGAATTTTTTCGTTTTTCTATTGGGTGCTCGGCGCACCTGTAGCCAGAGGTGACGACGAATGGGAAGCCGAGTTCTTCTCTGAGTTCCTCGATGACGCCCATGAAGCTGTGGTCAATACCTTCTTCGCCACAGTGTTGGCAGGCTAATTCTTTTTCGGTGAAATACTTCATGTTATTTCCTTGTCATGTAGGCAGTCGCGCCAAAGAACATACCGATCACGGATGCCTGACTCAGGAATAGCATGTCGGATAGGGCTGCTAGGGTTTCGAGGCGTGACTCGGGGACGAATGGCATGAGTGGGAGGAGGGCAAAGGTACACATAGATACCATTGCCACCCATGCCATTCGTCTTTGACTGTCAGCTTTCTCTTCTTGCAGTTCTAGCTTGAGCATCTCTTGGTTACGCGCAATCTCTTGGTCGGTGACCGTGCCGTCCCCGTCGAGATCGTATTGAGCGAACCTGCTGTTGGGTTCAAGTTTCTTTGGGCTCACTTGCCTACACCTTTCACGCGCTCGTAACTACGTCCACCAGAGAGGCCGAGCATACCGAGGAGGATGGGCATCATGACCGAGGCATCTGCTTGTGGGATTGTGACGCCGAAGCCAGCGGCGAGAGGCGACACGAGGAAGTTTACGAATAGGGATATGACACAAACATAACCGCATAAGGGTCGCCAAGATGATTGGAACCATCCGCCTTTAGCATCTTCCTTTAGGATTTCTATTTGCCCAAGCATGATTTCTTGATGATGTCGTTCTGACATCGTAGCTATCTGGTGGGCGAGTGCGGCCTTCTGATCTTTGTCCTCGATGAATTTATCGAGCAGCCCGGTGACCGGGCCAATGAGTTGTGCGAGCATAATGTTACCTCCTGATACCATTATTCATGGGGAGGACAAGCACTGTCGTCCTAGCTGTTGTTGATGATTAGGCTGAATACGAAGAAGATAATCATGATGCCAAGGAGACTGGCACCAATACCGACGGACACTTGGAGATAGAAATCTATTCTGTCTTGGCGTGCTCTAGCGGCATCAATGGCTTCCTGCTTGCGACGCTTTCTTGCTTCGCCTCTCATGCGAATGAGTTCATTCCACGCATCGGCACCACGAGTATACATAATGAGTTCACGTAGCTCGTCCTCCATCTCCCGAGCTTTGGTTTTGGCAATGAATTCGTCCATTGCTTCTTCCTCGGCAGAGCCGAAGACTTTCTTTTTGCCTTTCGCTTTTGAGTATTGGGAGTTGATCTGGTCGGTGGCTGCCCATAGTTTTCCAACCTCACCCATGAGGTCTTGTACTTCTCGTCCTGCGGACACGCCAGCTTTGATCGCACCGAATGCGCCAACTGCTATTGATAAGGGGTCGATGTTACTACCCTCTCTTCCAGCTTATTCTCTTGCTGGATGTTTTCTTTTTAGCAGCGGAGGTGCATTGAGCTTTGGTGGGACGACATGCGGGATAGCCTTTACGCTTCTCACCTTTCTTTCGTCCACACGGCTTCCCGGTCTTGCAATCTACCCAGCCCTTGCCGCCGTTCTGAGCGAACCACTTCTTGAGAGAATTACTTTTTGCCACGCTTCTTATTCCCCCAGTTCTTAGCGCCTACCTTCCGGCACTTAACAAGTGCTCCACTAGCATAAGCTGATGGCCATACCTTGTAGCGAGACTTCACCTTGCTGTAGCAGGCGTCCTTCTTTGTTTTACTTTTTGCGGCCACGACTACCTCCCGTGCGCTTTTCCGTACATGGACAAGGCTTGTGCTTCATATTCGCTGAACGTGTGCGCCGCCCTAGCGGGCGCACACTCTTAGATTTCTTTACCACGCCTTGCATGACCAGTACCTCGCTTTGGTTTTAGGGCCGGGGGACGAGCAGTTATGGCGAGCCCGGAAAGATTTCTTGCGGGCCGGGATGTGTTTCTTGATGGTCATGTTCTTGTCCCCGAAGCGAACGACCTTAACTGAGCTACCGTCCTTCACGCAGACAGCAGACTTCTTGGGGCCACTTGGGGTTTTGAAAGGTTTGTTGAGGCTCTTGCCTTTGCAGGCGGAGGACACTCGCTTTTTGGCTGCCATAATATTCTCCTGTGATATAGAAAATACTACGCGCCAGAGGAGTTATGGTCGTCCGTGCTTTTTTTGGTGTCGTGTTATTGCCTTGCACCATTCGACCATTTCGTCCACGGTCATTGTGTGCTTCATTAGGTTAGCTATGAAGCAGACCAGATGGATGTTGTCCTTGGTGTAGCCTTTCTTGTTGTCTATCCTGTCGATGCTGACATTGGTGTAGACCGCTCCGTCGCCACGGGTGTGAGTCATAGGCTTGCCAGATAAAGCGCACTTACCGGCCTGCTTCGTCCATTGCTCAAGGACGTCGAAAGAAGAGAGATGCCAGCCTTTAGTTGTTGATCTGGCTCTAGCTTGTACCATTGCCATGAGGAATGGCCCGGGGTCTTCTTGATTGAACCTTGCTGCTTCGCGAAGTTGGTTACAAGGACGGCACTTGCCGTAGGGTTTGCCCTCCCTGTCACCAGCCGAAGCACCGCGCAACCTAAATTGATTAAGAGGTTTCTGCCTCTTGCATCCGGGGCAGCGTTTTGTCTCCGACATTACTCAGTGCGCCGTCCTCTTGATGGACATCATGTCAAAGACCTTGCCCTTCACGAGTTCTAAGTGGCCAAGGATACGGCTGGGATCATCCATTATGTCCTCGGACATACCTATGAATATGCCCTCAGAATCTTCGCTCATTACTCGAGCGAGGACGACTACGTTTTGGATGTCGCCTCCATTATCTTTAAGCTCAGTTACCATCTCTTCTAGTGTGTCAATGTAACATTCATTGCTCATGCTTAACCTCTCCTGTGAGGATTAAGTATGCGCGATAAATATCCTTCCAGTCGTCCAGCCTCATGATGACTAACGAATCTTTTGTATCGACATTATTCTTGCGGGTGATTACTACTGGTGCGTCGGGGCATTGCCTTGCCTTAATGCCTCTCTCAGCCTGCTCCATTGCGGAGTAGACAGATGCCTTCTCTGTTCTCTTGGCCTCTACCCATACGTCAGGAGTGCCATACAGATCAGCCATCTGGATGTCACCAAAACCGCCGCCGCTCAACGGCGAGCGGTTGACGGGGATACCAAGGTTATCGGTGAGATACTTAGCCAGTTCAACTTCGTATCCGTTACCTTTGCGGACACTCACTCGTCCTCATAACCTCTATCGGCTCGGCACTTCTTGCAGTAGTACCAGTTTTTAGGGCGCAGCTCTGTGGACTTGCAGTCCATACAAGGACGCTCCCACATAGCTACCGTTACTTTGCGTGCAACAACATATTTAGCGCCTTCAAAATCACGTAGTCCTTCTCGGACTAGAATTCTTTTAAGAGTATCGACACACACATCTAATCTGCGTGCGGCTTCAGTAAGGGTAACTTGCGCGTGATGTTCAGTTAGCCAAGTCATGTTGTCGTCAGTGATCTCGACGACTCTAGGCAACTTAAAACTCTCCCATGTAAGTTAGTTGTGCTTTGCATTGTAGCACTAAGGTGACACTTAGCAACAAATAACACACCTAAAGGTGTATAAAGTTGACATTTGGTTCGATTCATGATAATTTAACGTCTGTGACTTAGTTAGAGTTACTTCAACTGATTTACTCCCCTATTAACCCTGCTCTGGCTGACGCCTCGCAGGGTTTTTTTTAAGTCTTAATTAAAGGTTTATTTAAAGTGACGTCACAGACGATCCTCGGCTTAGACCTCGCATCCAAAACTGGTTGGGCTCACTCTAATGGTAACGGCGGGGTGATAGACCTACGCAATAAAGAAAAAGACTGGGGCCAGATGGCTGTTAAGTTTCACAGCAACCTGAGTTTCATTATTGAATCTGATAAACCTGACCGTATAATCTCTGAGCTTCCCCCTAACCGTTTACTCGGTGCCGCACGAATGATTCTCCTTGGCTTGCATTGGCAGGCGAGAGGGATTGCAAAAAGCTACGGCATTCCTTTCTCCAATGTAGCTGTCCCCACACTAAAGAAGTGGGCAACAGGATCAGGAAAGGCAGACAAGAAAGACATGATAAGAGCAGCTTGCGATCTCGGCTGGCAACAACCGCTCGATGACAACCATGCCGACGCCATCTTGATCTGCAAGTGGGGTGAAGAATGTTTCAAGGAGTCAAAAGAGTGACGATAGAATTAGAACCTATGGACGCAAGTCGCAAGGATAACTACACGGCAGATGATTGGAAGGCTTTGGGTAGGGCTTGGGCGGACAAGGAGCCAGAGTTAAAAGCTATGACCGATGAACTAAGGCGCGTGTTCCCCGGTTCTTACGTTACTTATATTGGGCCTAACCGTAATCTGAAAAAAACAGGCTTAGAGTAAACCTAAATGATGGTGCCGAGGACGAAGGCGGCCTAAGTGCATGAGGCACATTCTTGTCCAGCCATAAAACTTGACCGGGAACAAACGGAATACAGGCGTGAATGTCCACGCCGTTGTCCTCATAGATTATTGTCTCGCCCGCCCAGTCTTGCTCCCAATCGTGATTAACGTAATACACAAGCGTGTGCTGATTAGGGTGGGCGTGAACAAAGTGGACGTTGTGGGGTGTCGTCAAGTTCACCCAGCATGAGTCTTGAGGACGACCCCCAATCAAATCCAATAGTCGCTTATCTTTTATCATCTGGAAAAACCCAAGCCGACTAACGTCCTCTTCACTGTAAGCGGAGCAAAGATACTTATGTCGCTCCGCCTTTGTGCCTTGTCTATCAGAATTGCCAATGTAATAGCGTGAGTTAATTACGAAATCAAACACGGATTGCTGATCAGCAAAAGACAAAGCATCGCGTATGGTAGTATAGCGGCTCATACACGAGCCCTGTTGCCGCACCGAGGGCATGGTTTGATAATTACCTTGTGTCTGGGCTCGCATTTACAATAGACCATGTTCTCTTCCTCGTCAGCAACATGGCTGAGATTGTACCCAGCCTTCGGTTGCAGAAACTTTTTAGGGTTAAGCTGTTTCAAGTCACGATTAGTTAGCTTCATTGATGCCTAACCACTCGTTGATTACGTCTAATGGACGAGATAGTTCTTGGCTGATGTCCACCGGGCCACGACCATCAAGTGCCATCTCTTTAGCTCGCTGTTTGGTAGAATAGCTGCTTACCAATTTCTTCTTGCCGGATACTTTGTGGACGGCCCAGCCGATGAACTGGATGGGATCATGCACCTCTGTCCACTCACGCACCTTGCCGTATCGAATCTCAAGAGCCATCGCAACATACCAATCCTTTGACAGCTTAGCCTCTAGCGCATCCATAGGTGGACGCTCGTACTTGTCATTCCACATGCCAGCTTTTTGCTTGGCTGTTTCCTCGTCCCTGTAGATTTGGGTGACACGGATTTGAGTTTCGAGGACAGTGAGCTGGTTGGTTGAGCCCGCTTCTCGTCCTAGTCCATCGTCTCCGGGCTTGTTGCTGTGGTGCAACATGATGACGGTCATGCCTGCATTACGAAGCCGCAGTGCAAGCCTATTTATCTCTGACCATTCCTCTGCTGAGTTCTCGCTCATGCCAGACCATGCTGTACGTATAGTGTCGAACACAACGATCTCTGGCTTGTAGTACTCAACCCAACCCGACATCTCACGAAGACCAGCGGCGGTGCGCATATTTATTTCCTTGTCCTCGAGCCAAGGTGTCCAGACGGAGAACCTATCCTCTGCGTCTCCAAACATTTCTCGAAGGTCTCCAAGGCGACGACCAAGGTCGCCTTGGCTTAATTCAAAGTCGAAGTAAAGTACACGCGCAGGCTTGTGACACTCGAATGGGCCGAAGTATCTAGCCCCCGCCGAGAGCGCATATAAGGCGTGCTGGAGGAACATTGTTTTACCTGAGCCCGAGTATCCATGTATCTGAATAATGGTGTTAGGACGCAACCAAGGCTCGAGAAAGTACTGCCTGTTCTTGCCCTGTTCAATTAGGCCATCGGCATCGGTGACGGTGATCAGTTTCCGCTCACGTTTCTCACCATCAAAGACTTCAATGTCGGGACGCTTATAGATGTACTCACCAGAGTTCGGATCGAAACGCTCTGGATGATTACGCCGCTCCATGCGTTCAACACTATCGAGAGTGTCCTCAAATTCTTTGTCGCGTAGATGTTCGCGGAAGAAGTGATCCATGAATGCGCGGCAACGAACACGAAGCTCGGGGCCGAATGCACCTTGCAGTACACATTCAGATGCGTATCTCATTACACGTTCGTTGCGACCATTCCCTTGGCCAGCAGGAATCTTTCCATCCTTAAATCCACGCTTCTTTACAAAGGCTTCTGTGCGCTCCCACTCTGTCATGAGTGCGGTGGGATCGAAACGTATATCGGTAAGGTTTAAGTCCTCAAACACAAACTCATTCTTGGCGTCCACAGAGTTGCTTGGCGACCAGTCCTTCCATACGGGCATGTCATCGAACATGTCGAGGCCAGAGGGGATGCACCATTTGTAGTTTAACGAGGGTGGTAGTAGTGCATAGCTACCATCTCCACGGAAATCTAGCCCGTTAGTCCGAGGCCAATCCGAACCAGTGGAATTACCTCCGGCTCTTGGGCCTCGGCGTACACCATCACGAGGATGGGTAAACCATAGGTGACATCCTCGCTTAGTGGACACGCGAATAGGTGAACGCATATCACAGCTTAATGCTGAGCTAAGCGCCTCATCGTTATCGCAGTCCACAATGACAACACCTGAAACCTCACCTGTTACCACGGCTATGTTGGCGTCAGGCCAAGTGGTAAACCACTGCTCTACCTCTTCATGAGTGGGTTGTCGATTTTGATACTCCTTCCACCTTATTGCAGGGCGCTTTGTATCAGGTCGTATTGGAATGATTGAGAGACCTTGTTCAAGGTACTCAATCGCTGCATCTATCAGTGACTCTTGTGGCATTCATCTCACCTTTAAAGTAATCGTCAATTTTAATTTGTGGTTCAACTTCCTTTATCCGCTCAATAATCCTGCTCGACATCATGCCTTGAGCAATCCATCGGTAAGGAGTTGTGCGACTTATTCCAAGTGCCGAAGCTAAAGCGGCGGCACCGCCACAGTCGTCAACGAGTTTCTCAATGTTTAGTTTCATTTTTACTCTTTCGTTATTTATTAGTTGACACTGTCGTACTAATGTGACACCTTTAGGTGTCTAATGCAACAATTAAAGTGAAGGTTAATATGAAATTACGCAAAAGAAGTGCGACGCTTTCGTCGCCAAAGACTATCGTTCCATCAGCCACCCCTACCTATATAGCCTCTGGAATATTTAAAGATGGCCAATGGGTTATGGATGCTCCCGAATTTGAGGAGGCCGTCGTTAGCGCAGTGGATTGCCGCGCAAAGATCGATGCACTCAGGGTTCAACTCGATTCAGCGGAAGCAAAGATTGTCGAGTTAAGTGAGCAGGTGAGTGGCGACACTGAGAAAGACCTCGAGATAAAGGGGTACGGCTTTGATGTAAAGATTAAACGCCGTAACCAATATCGATGGGACACACAACGGCTGTCGGAAATATTCAGGAACGATGACTCCTTACCCACGCACGTCAAAAAACAATTATCCGTTGACCGAAAAACTTATGAGCGTTTGGATCAGGCGACCAAAAATGTGTTGCGTCCAGCCCTCAATATCGTGAACCAAAAACCATCCCTAAATATTACGAGGAGTAACTAATGGGTATGTTCAACTCAACGAGTACGGCAGGTACTCAACATCACAAGACTCTTATCTATGGTCATCATGGGTACGGCAAAACATTTCAGTGCCGTTTCTATGCCGAAGAGTACGGCAAGGGTTTAATCATCTCTGGTGAGAGCGGCCTCTCGTCTCTGTCAGATGTGGACATCGACTACGTCAAATTCCACGGATGGGATCGCAAGCACTGGCCTAACCTTACCGAAGATCAACTCTGCTTCCGTGACATTCTCAAGCTAGTTATGTCGGAGGACTTCAAGTCACAGGGCTACAAGTGGATAGCCATTGATAGCCTTACGGAGATGTCTGATAGATGTATGTCAGATGTGGAGAAGTCTTTCGATAACCCCAATGACATGCGCAAGTGGCAAGACTACGAGCGCCAAATGATTGGTGCTCTCAAGCTCATTCGAGATATGCCATACGAAATTCTAATGACCTGCTTAGCCAAAGAAGAAAAGAACGACAACGATGCTGTCGAGTACTGGCCAATGGTTCAGCAAACTAAGGTTGCTAAAAAATTGCCTGCTTTATTTGACCACGTTTTTTGTGGCATCCGAAGCACCGATGAATCCAGTGGCGCTGTCACTGTTACCCGCCAGATCATTACGGATGATGTCCGTGGATGGAAAGGCAAAACCCGCGATCCTCGTGGTCGTCTATCACCCGTAGAAAAGTGCGGAAATGTCGTGGAGTTGCTGAAGAAAATCAACGCACCCACAAGTCAAATTAAAACTGGAGATAAGAAATGAGTAGTTGGAGTTTCGATAAACTAGACCTCGCTAATGTATCTGACGAGGGAGGACGAGCCACACTGCGTCCGGGAAACCATTCTGTGAAAATTGCCGAGGCAGAAATTAAAACTACCAAGGCAGGCACAGGCAAATACCTTCAAATCAAACTGGCAAACGAAGAAGGCCAGTACGTTACTGATCGTATTAACGTCCATAACCCTAACCCCAAGGCTACCGAGATTGGCCTAGCGCGATTGAAAAGTCTGCTGACTTTTGGTGGACATCCTTCCCCTGACAAGCCGGGCGACATCAAGTCGATCATCGGCCTCAAGGTTGGTGTCCGTGTTGAACAGGGTGAAAGCTGGCAGGACAATGATGGCAACGTGCGACCCGGCGGTGGACAGCCTCGCAACAACGGAGCTTTCTTTGCTTTGGATGGAAGCGTCCAGTTGGGCGAGAGCGAGCCAGCACCTCAAATGGCATCACCTGCCAAGAGCGGTGGTACAGCGGCGGCATCAATGCCGAATGATGACATCCCCTTTTAGTTAGGATGGGGGCAGGTAACTGCCCCCTAATCTCTATGGAAGAAATGAAAGATAGAATCGACGCAAGTTGGGTAGAGGAGGGCGAGCAAAGAGCCTACCTTGGAGCCAGCATGATTGGCCATGAGTGTGAAGCATATCTGGCAATGGGTTTGCGAGGTTACCCTAAAAGACCTTTCCCTCCTCACGTCCTCAGAATATTTCAGCTTGGGCATGTCATTGAAGATTTAGTTGTAGCCCACCTCAAGAAGGCTGGCTATCACGTACAAGAAAAGAACGAGTTCACAGGTCGCCAGTTTGAGTGGAAGGATTTGGGTGGACACGTTAAGGCTCATGCTGACGGAATGATTGATCTTGGTACTGGCGTGATGTCATTGCTTGAGATCAAGAGCATGAACGACAAGAAGCATAAAGAGTTCGTGCGGAAGGGAATAAAGAATGCCAACCGGACTTATTACGAGCAGATGCAGATGATGATGGGCATGGACGGGCGATTGAAGGATGCCTTGTTTATTGCCTACAACAAGAATGACAGCACCTATGCTTGCGAGGTTGTTGAATATGATCCGCTTGATTACGCATACATCGTGGACAAGGTTAATCGTATTGTTGCCGGAAGATCAGTAAAGCTCCGCGCAGTGGAGGGTAAGTTTCCCTGTACTTGGTGCGATAGGGCAACCCTTTGCTGGAGTGATGAGCAAGATTCAGAGATACCTACACTTTGTCGTACATGTAACTGGAGTAAACCTACAGATGATGGCGCATGGAAGTGTGCGAAATACAACAAGCGTTGCGAAGACCCATGTGATGATTGGGTGAGAATAGAATTGGAGCCAGCACTATGAATGACAAGACGAAAATAGAAAGGCTTGCTCAACTCAAGGAAGTTTTAATAAACCTTGGTATGGCTAGATGCGAGCAGATCGAACTCAATCATCAGGTTGAGAGTATGAATGACAGGATCAACCAGTTGAACCTTGATCAGAGCGCGGCCAAGACAAAAGACGCAATCATGAAGGTTGTGGACAAGCGTAGACATACCCGAGAGAGACTGACGGAAGTGCGCGTTGAGGTGCAGGAGCTGGAGACTGAGCAACAGAAGATTGAGAGTGAACTTAAATGGGGAAGAGAATGATTGTGAATGAAGATATTTATGGCACTTCATCGAGATCAGATGGTTCGTCTGCTGACTATTACATGTTGCCAGATAACGCTACAGAGCTTCAGCATCTGATTAGCGACAAGGACATGAACGCACAGATGGGCGAGATTTTTAGAGCCGTCTATCGATATGGCGAGGCATCTCACAGCGACATGATGCGGGATGCAAAAAAGATTCGGTTCTACATTGATGCTGAAATTGAGCGACTCGAAAAACTAAACATCTGGCCAAGATGAAGACCCGCATTCACGTTAATCAGCACAACATCCGAGCGAACACAAAAGGCGATGACCTTCCTGTTATCACTGTGAAAGACTACAGGCGTAACAGGAAAGTCAATTCAGCCAGAGTGATGCTAGGTGATACAGAGGTTTGTCGGGTTGTGTATCGGCCTGACAAGCCACTTCCTTGTGGCGCTAAGGTCTGGATAGAGACTGACCTAGATGTTGAGACTGATTAATCCCAACCCTTAGACCAACCTTTACCCCACGAACTACCTTTCTTTTTAACCTCTCCAGCTATCTCGTCTACTGCGGCTTCCTTGAGCGGCTTAATTCCTCCAACGACAGGTATGCGTCCAACGACAGACCTAGCGGCTGAACGCTCCTTCCCGTTAGCATCTTCATTGGTGTCAGTCACACCCTGCACAACATTGACTGCATCGTTGAATAATCCTACCGATGGGCCAAAGATTGTGCTCGCGATCCTCTGCTTACCATAGGCTCCGTTGTCGAGTTGCTCGGCAGTGTCGTAGAACATGTTGGCAACAAGACCTAGTCCACCAATCTGAACCATAGACTCCACATACCAGCCAAGATAGTCGTCCCTGTCCCCGTGGATGTTGGTGTCAAATCCAAATCCTTCGGCTATTTTGCTGAGCTTTCTTTCCCGGAAGGTTTCGTTGTCCTCGCCTCGCTTCTGGACAATGTCCTTGGCTGCGAGTGACAAAGCACCACCTAGCGGTGCGGCAGTAGCCAACATGAGTAGAGGGCCAAAGCGTCGTCCACCACCAGTGACCGGGTCAACTTCTGTTGCCTGCTTGATTGAGTCATTGACTAGACGGCCAAGCATGAGAGGGTAACTCTTTAGCTGGAAGATCATCGCACCAACCGGAGTCTGAGCCCACAAGGGTACATCGTTCGGGTTTGGGGTAAAGATCGCCTCGTTAGCAAACTTGTTCATCGCAGAGCGAAGCTCAGGATGCTGGTTAAAGTCGGTGATGCCACGTATTGAGGTCATGCCGTCATCAAGATACTTGTCCAGACCATAGCGTCGCAACACTCGGAACGCCTTTTTGAACTGGGTGTTCTGCTGAGTCGCTGGCATGTTTGGATTGTAGTTGGTTAGCGCACGGTCGTACTCGGTGTAGAAAAACTCCAAGCCCACAGCTCCAGCCATATTCCTGTTGAGGTTTGTCCACGGAGTCAGCATGGTCGCATTGAAAAACGCGACAGTATTTTTGCTGGCAGCGGTTCCGTGCATCCCGGTTAATCTCTCGTGGACGACATTCTCAATAGCAAGGCCAGCGTTCTGGATAAACGACCGATAGTGCGGATCGCTTGCGTACTTAGTCATCGCCTTAGTGAAAGCAACTGGGCTACCTGACCGTACTGCCGTAAGCATTGGATCGCCAAGCGAGGTCAGGGTTGTAAAGCTCAACAAGGATACTGAGTTGAAGTTCCTTACTGCTTTACTCGCGGTGTTCATTGCGGCATAACCAGCCCCTGATGCACCTACAGGCTTACGTTGAACCGCCCTAAATATCTCCATAGCTGACTTGATGTGCTCGTTGTGCGGTCGGTTGTTGCCCATCCTTACACGGTCTTGAACTCCGCCCACGATAGCTTCGGATCGCTTGCTGAACACAGCTTTGTCAGCAGGGTCTGCCGACTCATCGAATGCTCTCAAGTACTCAAGCATCTCGGGTGTAGTCGCTCCTCTCTCAGCCATCGCCAATAACTCTTGTGCGGCAGCTTTCGCTCCAGCAACGTCATTCTCGAATGGCATCAAGGTTTCCCGAACCAGCTCACCCTCGTCCACAGAACCTGTGTCGCTGATAGAGCGCATCTTCTTGGAGGTGATCTTCTTTGTGGTCAGCAGCTTCGTGACAGCATCAGTTGTATCGCCTGCGTCCTCGAGGATATTCATGTAATCATGGAATCCATGTGACTGATTTCCATACTTAGATGCAAAGTCGATGCGACGAGAGGCTGAGTCAACGTACTTAGCCAGAACACTCTCAAGGTCGTCCTCAAGGTATCTGCCTACGTCGTCAAGAAGCTCGGGATACTTGTCTAGGCGAATCATTCGTTGATAGTCGATATGATCGCCAGTGACATCACGGCTACCACCTGTAGGTGGTTCAACGTAAACGCCGTCCTCATCAATGATATGGCCGAACACTCGTTGAGCTTGGGCTTCTGCATTCTCTCTAGTTAGAACACGTCCTTCTTCCTTGGCTTCGAGAGCGAAGTAGCGGATGAGACGTTCTTTAAAGTCGGCCTCGTTCTGCATTACTTTTTCCATCGACCAGACTTGAGGGAAGTAGTTCTCGATGTTGCCGATCATTACGCCAGCATCAACCATTTCTCGACGCAGAGTATTAAATGCTCCGCGTACCATCTTGTAAACACCTTGCTCGTCCACGGTTAATTTAGCTTCGTGTCGTCCACCGGGTTGATTTCTCAGTGCGTTCACAATATTTCTGTGCGACTGCGGCTGATCCATGCGCATCCGATCTGAGCCCTTAAAGGACAGGTCAGTTGATCTGCGCAACCAGTTTCCGAACGTGCTCCTTGAGTCGCTAAGCTGTCGCATCTGCTTAAATATCGGGATGAGGATGCCACCAGTTCGACCATTAGTCCTCTCGAAATGGCCAACACCGCTATCTCGTGGAGGCGCAATCCAGTCAGCTACCCAACTCATTCCGTTCTCGCGTAGACGCTCACTGTTGGAGCCAATGGAAACGGTGATGGCGCGCTGTATTGCGCTGGCCTCACGGTTATCTGGGTACTTGCCCCCCATCATCTTGCCGAGACCTGAAGCTGCGTTTGGATTCACGCCAGAGTTTAGTAGCGTTTGGACAAGAGCAGTTGTTTGAGGCTGACCAATGTTTATGTCGAGGGTCTTAGAGCTGAGAAGGGTTGATGTTACAGATTGCAGTTCTATATCAATCGCTGATTCATCACCAATAGGCGGAACATCAAAGTCTCCGTTGTCCACAAACCTAACCTTGGCCGAATCAAAAATCTCTGTCTTCTCTATAGGGCGGTCAGTCGGGCTCACCTTCTTGGGGTCATAGCTTGTGAAGCCGTCGAAGCCCATGCGATTTAACTCAAGGCTAAGGTCGTTGCGGCTGGAGGGTTTGTTTCCCATCATATTAAGAATCATATCGAGCACTTCGTTACCCGCCAAACTATCCGGCTGATTCTGACCAACTTGCGCGGCTTGTCGTGCTGTAAAATAATTCTCTTTAATTAGGTGCTTGACCACAGCAGACACAAAGGAGGAGTCATTCGTGTAGCGGGCTCTTGGGCCAAAGTCGGCAACATTGCTTGCGCTTATGTAGACAGGCTCCGGGCCACTGACTTCAATGCCAAGTTTGATCAGCTCGTCATCAATAAAGGATATACCGTCTATTAATGACTCCTCGAGTTTAATTGTGCCGTCCTTTGAATTCCTTGTTGCCTCTTCAAGCCTGTCATTGAGGACTTGTTTTTCATTAAGCAATTCATCGATCTTTGTCTGATCTGCATCCGTCCGCTTTCCTTTGCCTTTGATGTCAACAACGCCAGTTTCTTCTGCGGCCTGTGATGAGTATCTGTAGGCAATAGGGTTGCGTCCGCGATTGCCAGAGTTTGTGTAAAACACCAGAGGGCGGTCATCACCTTTGCTTAGACCGTCTCCAATAAACTCATTGATAGCTCTTTTCCGAGAGTCAGGGCTGGCGTTCCATAGTCTAGGCTCTCGGTTCGTGGAAACAATAGGAGGCATTACATCAGGGCGTGCCGGAATGCTAAGGTCGGTCTTTCTTTCAAACAGGTTTCCTCTGCCATCAATCTGAGGGAAGGCGCGTCTTAGGTCTTTATCTAAGTGTCCGTTAAGAACCAAGGCTACTCGATCTATTATCGCGTCGTAAGCAGCTACCTGCTCTGCATGGCGAGAAGCGTTATACATTGACCCGTTATCTCGTATGCGATTCATCATCTCACCGATGACATTCCCGTCACTAGAAATAACTGCCTTAGCTGATGGGTCTATTCCGTCGAGGCGAAGAACCATTTCAACGACTTGCTCTACACCGCCCTCATCACCACGATTTAGCAGTTTTGAGATGTTGCGCATTCTGTCCCGCAAAGAAGCAAAGGCATCACTGCTGAAGTCGTTATCAAAGGTATCTCTGGAGCCAGCGGTCATAGGATCAAACTCGTCCCCGCGTGCGGCGACAACAAGTCGCTGCGCGATACCCTCGTCAGATGCCTCGGAAATATTGTTGAGACGCAAGAAGATGCTCCGGGACTTGTACCCCTCCCGCTTTGTGCGATGACCCATTTTCTCTTGAGCTTCTCGAACAGATGCTGGCCCACTGGCTGAGAGGCTGTTGGCATCAAGACCCTCGCCCTCACGTATCTCTCTATTAATAGCGTCCGCTGTGACTGTATCTGTAACTGTGATAGGACTGATGGAGGTGACCCTTTCTGTATTAGCGCGAGCCTCCAGTTCGAGACTAGCCTGAAGCACCTCATCAGTGAGATTCTTGGCGGCCATTCCATCAGCCTTGATCTTCTCCAGCGAAGATGTGGACATGGTTTTAAAGCTAGGAGACTGGGCAGGGTTTGTCTCAGAAACCTGCGGAACTTCTTTTGATTCAATAATTGCTTTTGTTGCCGCTTTTTCTTGGGTGATTTTACGCTCAGCTTTCTGTCTCTGGGCTCGACCCTTGGCAAAACGCTCTTTAAAGAAAGTTCGCTGCTGAGACTCTTTTCGCTTCGCAAGGGTTTTACCCTCCGGGAACATCTCAAGGTCTTCATCAATTAGCCTGTTGAATACACGCCGCAGATTTTTACTTATGTCTTCGTGAGCTTTTAGGTGCGGTTGTGCATTGCCTTCTAGCGCCAAGAATTTATAGAGATCGTCAGCTTTTTTGGGATCAATAAGCTGAGCCGCAAAGTCCACGTCTCCATCAACAAGATCATCAACACTTTCTATTTTAAGAATGTCGAAAATATCTCGGGCCAAACGAGCATTAGCCGCGTTCGTTTTCTGCGTAAGCTGGAGCGGAGCGAATTCTTTCTTCCGGCCAGTGGCTGACATACCATAAAGGCGTTTAGCAAAATCTAGGGCGGCATTTATTAATGCTTCAGGATTAGCAGAGTGATCAGTGTATAACTCCACCTGATACTCAAGGTCATCTACGAGCATATTTAAATCTTTTGCTACCCTTACTATAGTTTGGCCAGCAGGGGTAGATGGTGGTGCGGCATCCCTCACTGCCATAGCTTCGCCGCCATCTGGAAGGATACGGGCGAATAATTTTTCTAGGTCGGGGTCTATATTCTTTGGGTCTAGCGCACGGTTGAATACACCCAGAACAACCTTGGATACTTTTTTCCAAAAGCTGTCTGACACTCCGTGGAATGCCTTAATTGATTCCCCATATTGCTGGCTTCGAGCAAACCCGGATGCTTTGTTTTGCATCGTCCACATTGAAAACTGCTCAGCAAAGAACTCTTGAGGTGAGCGGATTCCCGGAGCATAAAAAACCTCCCCAAGGGTTTCTGCATTTTTAGGTAGCTTGTCAGCAACAGATGCTTCGTTTACCTGACCGTCAGCGTCAATGTATTTTGACATTGCTCCCCAGAACTCTAGCTTGTCCTCAGTGCTTAAAAGGTTGGCATACGTCCAGTGGCCCATCTCATGTGCAAGCGTGCGTATTCGGTCGTTGGGCAGTTGAGTTTCATCGATTCCCTTTGGCTTAGTGGCAAGAGATATTGAGTTATTTTTCCCACGGTATAAGCCGTCACCCTTGTAGGTATTTCCGTCAAATTTGGGAGCGCCTCGCCCGCCATCTTTGGCAAGCATCTCAATGAGACGCTTTCCTTCGGCTAACTCTTCGTTAGAGAAATCACTGAATAGTCTTTTGAAGTCTGCCTGACTGGTCTTGATAGCCAATGTGTCTAGTCGTATGTCTTCGGGGACATATTTTGCTTTAAATTGGTAAAGGTCAGATACAAATTTAATAGTATCTGTAGCGCCTTTTTCAGGCCAACCGAGAACCAAATCTACATCGGTGATCATCTGGTTGAGATCAGCTTTGCTTGCCACTCCGCCGTTAGCAGACATAAGGTCAACAAACCGCTCGATAACATCCAGTGGCTTGTAGAAAAGGGCAGACTCAGAATTCGGTAGGTTTTCAGCTAAGGATACAAGTCTTGAGATGTCATCCACGGTCACTGAAACCAGCTCTTGCCCAGCTTCTTTTTGGGTTAAGAATGACTTAATTTTCTTCGGCTCAACACTGTCGGCCTTCCACGCAACAAAGCTATCATTAGCTAGGCGTGAGCCAGTAGTTGCTGACCCGTTGACGTATCCTGCTGTCCACTCGCCATCAGGCATTTTGCCGACGAGATCAGAAAGGGTCTTGCCTGCCTCGATCTGCTTGTTCGAGATAACACGAATATTCTTGTCGGGGTCATCAGGCAGTACCGCCAGACGCATACCATCTTCATCAACAGCGGGTAGATCAGGAATAACCGTGAGAGGAGTTGTGTTGGCTGTTTCTTTTGCAACTGACTTGGAGTCAATGCCTTTTACAGCGTCAAGGTAATCCTTAATAGAACCACCACCACGCAATACTGCACCAGCCTCCCTTAGTTTTTTAGCCTTCGGAATGTAAGGTTCGTCCACATCCAGTCCGTCCTCGGGTTTTACTGTCTCCCATCCTTCAAGAGCTTCAATGGATCGATATGACTTGCCTCGGCTATCAACATACAGGGTCTCACCTTTCTTGGCTCGAGACTGCACAAACTTCTTCTTGCCTTCTGTGCCATACTCTTTCATCTTGCCTTGGTTGGTGGCATAGACCTTCTCTCCGCCAAGGGAGGTGTACTTCACGATCTTGTAAACTTCTTTGTTCTGGTAGACGCCGTTATCGTCTTGGATCATTTGCGTCTTTCTTGCTTCGTCTACAGCGGCCTCATGGCCATAGATAATTTTCTCGTCCTCAGTGAGAGGGCCGCGACCTTTCCCTTCTGTCCCCGGTAGGACTTCAGGCGCTCTACCAATGACTCCATATCCACCGCCAATATCAGTACTGCTACGCAAGAACGACTGTATTTTTCCACGGGTAGTTCGACCAGCAGTTGTATCGATTGGCTCTCGGCCAGCGGCACTTGGGATTCTTTGGTTTGCTCTATCCAAGTCGTCTGAGATTAGCCTGTCGTAGGCCAGTACTTTCGCGTACTCAGGAGTTAGCTTTTTATCTTTTGCCATCTCCTGACGCATTATCTCTAGCAGTCGCTTTTTGTCTCTAGTGTTAAGTGAGGCAATCTGACCTTTTAGTTCGCTTGAGTTTGACTGGACTTCTACGTCAATTTTTCTAGGGTTCATCTGCCCCAGCATCCAGTCGGTGACCTCATCACCGCGACCTTTAGGTGCTTTCTGCTCAATCAAATACCTGAACGTGTCAGGGTCATCCCTGAGCATCATCATCAGGGTATCTTCGTCAATGTCCTTGAGTAGTTTCTCGAACACCCCGTCAGCCACGGCGTCAATATCTGGCGCTTCAACTGGCTGGCGTGCGGTATTTGCTTTTAGATATGCACGAAGATTCTTTTGAGCTACTCTGGTTAAAACACCTTCTCCGGTTACGGGGAGTATGTTGTTTTCAATCAGGTCAGCAAGATCATCCTCATCAAGGTTTGCCTTTGACAGAATGTTGGTTATGGATTTCTGCTGTTCGGCAGAGCGATACTTAACCTCAGTGATCTTGATCTCGTCATCAATAAGTTCTTCAGCGGTTAAAGGCTCTTTCTTGCCGGGGACACCGTCCACGAACATATCTCTGAATGCGTCACGGCCAGCTTGGGTCACCTTTCCGTTGGGTGACACCTCGATTTGACCAGCATTGATCATCCCGAGGAAGTCGTCCTCGGTCAGACCCATTTGTCCTAGTTGCTGCTTTATCGACGCTTCTTGTTGCGCACCTCGGTATTTGACTTCGGTAACTTGTTGCGTGGGAGCTTCTGCGGCTGGAGCTTCTGGAGCAACTGTAGCTTCAGGAGCTGGAGCTTCAGGGGCAACTGCGGCATCTGGTGCAGCTTCAGTTTGTCCACGAGCCTTAACAATTGCTCTTACTTGCTTTACGCCGATGCCGAACTTGGTTTCAGGCTCGACATCAGTAAGCTCCGCGACAGTGATGCCATTTTCTTCTGCCGCCTTTCGCGCTCCTTTTGTTAGCTTGAAGCCAGACAGGTCAGTTGAGTCACCTGCATCTGGTTGGGCAGGAGTTTCTGGTGCTGGCTCTGGTGCGCTAGGTGCTGTTCCTGTTGCGGGTGCTGGAGCTTGACCCGCTGCGGCGGCATCTTCTGCGTCCGCTGCTCGCTCAACGCCTGCAATTCTATCTAGTATAGACTGTAGGCTCGCACTGTCGCCTGCTTCAAATGCGGCGCGATAAGCTGTTTTGAGCTTAGTTAATTCCTGAGATCGCTTTTGTCCACGCTTGTTCTCAGCGGGATCGGCTGACTGGAGTAGGGGGGCAATGTCATCCTCGTATGCGGACAAGCGTCCATTCAACTCGAGCATGTCATTAAGCAGGCGGGCGCGTGTAACCAGATCATCGACCATGCCCGGATTGCCGTCCATAGCCTGAACGATCTCTGACTCAGTCTTTTTTATCTCTTCCTGAATCGCTACTAAATCGACTTCAAGGTCTAGGTCAGTTGGCATCCGGCCAGTGGTATCTGGGCCTTGAGTCTCTGCCTCCGTTGTCCCGGCCTCGGGAGCATTTGGATCAGGATCAACATCCGGGTTTGGCTGTTCACGGTTGGGCGGAATATTGTTTTTAAGAATCTGGTTTACAGTCCCTTGGGGGAGTTGAGGTATCTCGTCCTCCGTCCATCCAAGCTCAACCAGTCGTCGGTTCTCACGGAATATTGTTCCCGGGGCATCGACAGTGCGGCCCATCTTTTGATACTGAGCACCAAGTCCACCGAACACAGCACCAGCTCCAGCGCCAAACAATATGCCTGACCCGCCAGCTACTGCCGCATCTCCAAAACTATACTCGTCGCGAATACCAAGATTGATGTCTCGAGCTTGCTCTAAAGAGTTGAAGCCAGTTTCAGCGATACCACTTGCGGCACCTTCAGCGATAGCACCTTTCTTCATGCCAGCCTTGAGAGCACCCTGAGCGCCTTGCCGCAAAACAGCTTTAGCCGCTTGTCCACCAGCACCAAAACCGATTAGGTTTAGTGGGTCTGTGACTGCCGCTGCAACATTGATTGCCAGACCTTTAGCGCCTCGCCCACCTTCCTCATAGAAGTCTGGAACGCTGTCGAACACTTCGTTCATGCGAATCATGAGCTGTCGCTGTCGCGAGTCGGCACCCATTGATTCTGCTACTTCTTTACCGAGGGAGACAGAGTTCATGTTCTGCCACTGATTATCAGTGTAGAAAGCATCGATCAGGTCTGTTTCGCTGTTGAAGTATTGGCCTTTGCCTGCGTAGTACTCACGCATTTCGGCCATAAAGGTGGGGTCGTTGAAGGCTTCTAGCCCAGTTGAGGTGCTTAAAGTGCCAAAGGTGTAATCAGTTGGTTCGCTCAGCCCGTCTATATCTACTTGCGTAGATACGCGCCGATAATCATCTTGGTAGTCTGCCACGTCGGTTCTCCAGTTTCCGTATTAGCTAACCCATACGGTACTGTTGAACCGACGCTTGGTCGTCCCTGTTAGAGGTTGCTCAGCAAGGCTTTCATGATGAGATCAGTCTGATCATCAAGGGTCGTTCCTTGCCTTCTCATGTTTGGATAGTTGGCATTAACCGGGTTCTGGCTAGTCCCACGACGTTGAGCCAACCTTTTGCTTGAGCCGGGGTTTCCTCCCGGTGTGCTAAGCGAGGCCGCTGACGGATGCTTGTTTACGCCAGCTTCGCGCATGGTGTCCTCAACCTGCTGTTGCGTTAGCTGACCACCACCCCTAATAATGTCAGCATAGCCTTTCTTCTCGAAGTAGTCCTGCAACTGGAGCAAGTTAGCTGATCCCGGATCGAAGTCATTGATCGTCGCCAAGCCTTTATCTCGAAGGGCGACCGACCTAGCCTCAACTTGAACCTGAGCCAGCTTTTGCTGAAGTTGCTCTACCTGCTGGTCAAGAGACGCTATGTGCTTCTGTCCTTGAGCCCTTGCTAGAGTAACCTGCTGGCCGTAGTCTTCGTTAATGGTTCCATAGAAGTTTGCCGGGTTCTCTGAGCGAGCAACGATATCAATAATGGTTTGACGCTGAGTCGCAATATCTTGGATATGACCCTGAAGGTCTCTAATATGAGAGTTATAGTTAGACGACCCAAGGCGAGTTTGATATTGGTTGCCTTTAAAGTTGGTTACATCTGCGGTGTCACCCAAGACCTTTTTGATTTGATCTTGGTTTTCACTTATCTGTTTGCCAACTCTTCCTTGGCTATTAGCGCCATCACCAAATGCGTCGCCAACATAGTCTGTTATATAGGTCTTCTTTTGGAGACCTTGATTCTGCATGTACTCATTCACGATGTTTTGCTTGTAAGTATTGGTAGGCACAAATCCATTTTGGCTGTACTTACTGAGTATCTCATTCATTTTCTGCGAAGATATTCCATCCCCTTCGGCGTCAATCTCTGAAACCAAAGCAGATATAGCGGCACGGTTATTCGAGTTGTGGGTCATTGAAAATTGTTGGAGGGCGATCTGTGCCGTCTTGTCATCTATCTCGTCAAACTGAGAGAGGTAACTGACAAGCTCGTCAGTGTTTGCTTTTACCATTGGAATGGCTCGGTCGGTTCCGGCAGTCATCGCCGCCGAACGCTTACCGTCAAAGATGTTGTCTTGCTGGGCCGTTAAACGCTGTTCGATCTCTTCGTCCTTTAAAAACATAGAGAACCTCTCGCCTATAGCCTTGCGAATACTATCAACATTGCCAGCGCCAACCTGATTTAAATAGTTTGGGTCGGCAAGCAATGTATTTAATTTATCAAACGCAGCTACTCGTCGAGTCTCTTTCTCATCCTCAAAAAGATTGGAGTAGAGATTCTTGAAGGTGCCAGAGTTGACCATGTGCGGGTTAGCTGAATTACTGGCGAACTCATCAAATGATGTCCCCGCAGAGATTTGTGAGGTGATCAGGTCTTTATTATCGTTAAAGTACCGCTGATCAAACTGCTTACTAATAGCGTTCAGGTCTAGCCCCTGAAGGTAACGCTTATCATCGTCTAGCTGATCGCTCTGGAATCCGGTGTCTGGGTTAAGAGCATTCAGATCAGATTGCAGGCGATTCATAGCGGTCTTAATGTCGCCTGTTTCGGTGTAGTAACCAAACAAGTTGTCCTGCATGTCCTGCTTATTTTGTTTCTTGGCGGCAACATTGGCTTGGTACTCTCGACGCTCTCTAGCGTAATTAGCCTCAGAGTTCCTGCGAGCAATATCTTTGATCGTCTCTTCAGTTGCGGCACCCGAGCGCAAGTAAGGGCTTGAGCCAGCGAACTGGTCAACCGCGTCACGCAACTCCTGTGTGGTTGCGTATGGGTTGGCTTTCTTGAATTCCTCGAAAGCCTTTGCTGTCTTCATACGCTGGTTATCAAGCTCGTCATTACGATCTTGATAACCTTGGTATACGTATCCGCCAAATGCCATGTCTATTACCTTTTAATTAACTGCCAAAGAACTTAAAGTCAGGAAACTTTTCATCAAGGAACGCGCCGCCGTCTTTCGCTAGTTGTCCTAGTGAACTACCATACTGCTCTGATGCTGTTTTCGCTCTATCGAACTGGGTGTTTGCTGCATTAGAGGCATTCGTGTAGTTAGTACCCATCGCTGTTGCCTGATTACTAAAGAAGTTGTCTGGGTTATAGCTATTTAACTGCGGCCCAGAAGCATAACCACTCGCGCTGTTTGCGGCATAGCTGTAGCCGGGGTTAGTCAACTGTTGTGCGTAGGGGTTTGATACTTGCCCTGCGCTGTAAATGCCGCTACCTATAGACATAGGGCCACGGACGCCAACCGTTGATGTACGGGGATTCTGTAGGTATGCGTTAAATGCAGAGCCAATATCGCGGTCTAGGACTGCCGATGTCTGCGGATTCAATCGAGCTTCAAGATCAAGACCTGTCATTCCAGCCTGCTGTTCTGCATCCATCTGCTTGGAGAGAGAAGCATGAAGATTCTCGAATCGATCTTTGCGAATCTTGTTTGCTGTCTCAACACCAGTGGCCGCATCAGCATTTGCACGAGCCTTAGCTTTAGCGTACTCAGGAGCCAGACGAGCAATGACTTCTGCTCGCTGGGCGTTAGCTGACCCGCCCATGTCCATGCCTGAACGAATCAGGTTAGCTTCAGTTGTGGACATTGCCTTGTCAGCCAATGAGTCCACTTCACCTTTGTATGAGTCGTAGAGGACATCGGATCGACGTCTAAACTCGTCCTCACCTATTAGCTCAGGAGTAGAGATATTGCCAAACTGATCTAGGACTTCGCGTAGCCTGTCTCGAGTTGCAGATGACTCACCGATCACTCTGTTCTGGCGGTCGATCTCTTCGCGTCGTTCTGCCGCACGTATTCTTTTGTCTTCTTGAAGTCGATTGAGCCTGCCTGCGAACTCCTCGTTGAGAGTCTCGCGGTTCTCACTCATGCGATCTAGTTCTTGGTTTCTCTCTGTACGGGCGCGTTCTCGCTCAGCCTGAAGCTCGGCGATAGCGAACTCTCTTTCTTCTTGAGCCAGATTGTCGTTTCTTGCAATTCGATCTAGCTCAAACTGGCGACGCTCTCTAGCCGCAGCATCCATCATGCGCTGACGACTAAAGGTGTCATCCCTGTCCTGAAGAAGCCTGCCTTCGTTTCTTCGGTCTTGCGCTCTCAGGTACGCCTGAAGGTCTTGCTCCGCTCTGTTCTGACTGTTGTAAATATCTTTAAAGTAGTCATTTTGATCTTCCTGTAAGCCAAGGGTGTAACCACCCATTTGGCCCTGAAATGCAGCATTCTGAGCAGCATCTCTTCTGGCGGCTTCAGCGACTTCGGCCTGATACGCGGCCATCTTTTGCTGGTACTTAGCGGCACCTCGGCTTCCAATAGCGCCAAGGATAGAGCCACCCATTTGGAATGCGGCTGAAAAACTCATGTTAAACTATTCCCGTCATTAGGTTCCTAGCAAACGAGGACTGGTTATTCATGTTCACCAGCTCGTCTTCGTCGTCAAGGTTCGCCAAGTAAGCAGTTAGTTGCTCCTGCGTGATAGGAGTGTTTGCATCTCCCACTGAAGCGAACTGCAAGTTTCCGTAAGCATCAACAGCGCCTTCGACTTCTGCGGCGGCCAATGCGTCTCTGCTTGCAACCTGTTCAGCATCAAAAGCAAGGCGGTCGCTCTGATCCCTGTATATGTCTGCTAATCCCGCAAGCTCATCATTTGCTTGGGTTGCGCCATAGCGTTCGATCTCTTGGCGCAATGCCTCGATCTCATCCCCGGCAATGTTCAAGCCATCATTGTCGAAGAACTCCCGGTTACGAATGTCTTGCAACAAAGTCAGCGCGTTACCCTCGAGATCGCTTCTCTTGAGTCCAAGGTTTTCAAGTCTTTCGTCCACGCCACCAAATGCTTCTTGAAGAGCGGCATAGTTTGCTTCAGTTCCGCCTTGGTACTGTCCAAGCTCTGCCATCTCGCGATCAATCTTTGATCTGAGATTCATTAGGCCAGCTTCGTCGTAGTCTTGAATCTCTCCGAGTCCGGCCATTAGTTCCTCTAGCTGTCCAGATTCGGCAAGCAATGCCGCGTCCCTTTCACCTATGAGGCCAGATAGTACGCCTTTAGCTTCCTCTAACGTCCCAAGCTGTCCACTTGAGTCGAAGGCTAGGTCGCTTGTAACGGAGCCGAGGTCACCCTCAAGAGCCCTGATTTGATCTTCAAGGTCTTGAATGCCATACAGGTCTTTTGTCCCCGCTCGGCTTGCGGCTCTTGCGATTGCATCTGCACGCTGTCTTGCGGCATTGCCAATGGTATCTAGTCGCCCTTGCTCTTCGGATCGCTCTCGCTGTAGACCATACAACTGATCTTCAAGTGCATATAAATCCTGAAGGTCTCGACCAATATTAAAGTCCATCTCGCTGTCGAACCCAGAAAGCTGGCTCTCCAGCTCTCTGATCTTGTTCTTCAGCTCGGTTGGGTCACCAACGTCAGCAATACCTAGATCATCGAATGTCGTCTGTAGGTCTCCGATTTGTCCACGGACACCACCTGTGCTCTCGTCCACGTCTGGCGTGGACGGGTCGTCAGGTATGCCAGTAAAGAACTGATCGATGCGGCCCTGCTCAGCAGTTTGCTCGCCAATTCTCGAATTAATCAGAGCCTCAAGATTGTCCAGCTCAGTCATCGCATTTGCTTTCGAGTCAAAGCTAAGCGGGCTATCGAAAGCGTTTATTTCGTTTCTAGCTTGCGCTAGGTCGCGAGAGAACCTACTGAAGTCAGTATTAAGGTCGGCGAACTCAATATCAATGTCACCTTGGTTGGCCTCGTTAATGTACTGAGTAAAGAAGTCCTTACCGCGTCGCTTCTCTGCTTCTTCTCTAGCTTGAAGATCGTCAATGCTTTCTTGAATTCTATTCAGATCGCCGAGGTATTTGTTTGACAGACCCGTGTTCAAATCGGATAGGGTAGGCATGTCATACATAACAGACGCACCGTAAGACTCTCCAGCAGGATTAAAGCCGGGAGAAACTGGAAGCCCGAACTCGTCGTACTGAAGTTGTTGTGGCGGCTCGTATGACCCAAAACTCGACCGTCCTGACCCTTGACCAGCAAGGCCAAAGTTTGCGCCAGCGAAACCACCAAAGTCGATGTTGTTTAAGTTAAGATTGGTGAAATCAAAAGCGGACGGTTCGATGTTAGATAAGGCATCTTGCTTTTCGGCTTCTTGAGCTTTTATTGAGTCTTGAACGCCACTCATCCATGAAACATCGCCAGCATTGAAAGACTCAAGGTTGCCCCTCAAGGATTCAATTTCTTTCTCAATATCAGAGAGACCGCTAAGGTCATCACCCAAGGACAGGCCGCTTACTGTGTCACTGAAACCACCAATGCCAGACGCAGAATCTGTCAACGCAGAGTTGAATAATTTGATTCTGTCGTTATAGTCGCCAGCCAATCTATTTCTGGATTTGTTCTCTTTAGAGACTGCACTCTCTCGCTGCTTGGTATAATCAGGCGGCGGAGGAGGTGCCGGAGGCCCAGATTTCTTACCCATGTTTAATCCACCTACATTCTTCTTTCAACATTGACATCAGGATCGCGTCCTCATGTGGTTCGTCTCCAAAGAATCTTCTGAGCCTTCCTTCTTCAACAAAGCCCATCTTCTTTTGGAGTTTCAAGGACTCTTCGTTTCCTGCCCTCGTATTAGTGCATAACCTCAAGACATCGCACTTAATGAAGGGGTAGCTGTAGATTTCCCTCATTATTCCTTTGGTTAATGCTTTCTTGTCGTCCATCCAAATGGACGCCCATATTTCTCTCTTCGTGTAGTTGGTGTAAGTAACACCACCAACTAGCTTGTTCTCTTTTGAGTCCCAGATGCCTATCGAAGAGTTAGGCTCTGGGTAGGCAGGACATTCACACTTCATTGAGCATATAGCTGCAAGTGCCTCCTGCCTTTCGCTTGTGCAGATGTACCGCACTTAGCTACTTAAAATACTGATGGCTAATGTAATCTCCAGAGTATTAAGACTGCTTGCGTTCGTAATATCGAACCCAATCAGTTTTGACGATGAGGTTGAATCAATCTCTTGCGGCGTGGACAAGACGACCTCCAATCCTGAAGAGGTTACAGAGTGAGTCGAACCAACAGCCACACCATTCACCGTTATCTGAACAACACCTGTGCCAGATGCGCACTGCAAACTGATTGCATCAACCTGAATTTTTTGCCTGTAAACTCTTTTGATCGGGACGTTGCCGTTTGAGTTACTGCCAGCACTCTTTAAATATATGCTGTCAGATGCCAACACGGTGGGTAACTGAGCCGCTGGTAATCGGCCAGTGCTATCCAGTGTTGCTACTCCGTTGGCCGCACCTTTCTGTGTAACCGGGACAACTGCGGTGTAATCAATATCCGCGTATGCCAGAGCAGTACCTGTAGCGTTTACCTTTACAAACTGACCCGCATTCGCGGCGGCAAAGGTAGGTAGTGAGCTTTCTGGGGCAGTCTCTAGCCAAGCTGTTCCTGTATAAAACTTGAGTCGGTTAGGTGTACCTGAAGTATCCATCCACAAGTCACCGCTCGCTGGCGTTGATGGTGTGGACGAACTAACAGTGAGCTTAGCTGCTGTTGCAATATGAGCCACAAGGCCAGCGACTTTTGCTTGGGTAATATCCCCATCAGCTATTTGCAAATTGCTGTAGAGAATCTTTCCTGTAGCTGTGTCAGTGAAGTTAGCTTCTGTCATTAGGCCAGTGACTACGTTAGTCTCTGTGCTCTCAACAGTAATGATGGATACGACATTGCCGGAAGCTACTGTGCTAGTAAATGTTACTGTGTCAGTTGCCGCGCTAGTCACATAATCATTTGCACCGCCTGATCTTTGCAGGATGCCGTTCTTGTATACCTGAAGAACTGTTGACTCATCGTGGACAAACGGGAATACAGTTTGGTTCGCCGTGGTCGTAATATCTGAACGAGTAAAGCCAGTGATGGCAGTTGCTCGTATTTTGTAGATGGTCACAACGGCCCCAGCAGACTGACCTGAGTTGAAGGTGACCGTGTTCGCTGCGCTACTCTTTTGATAGTCGGCTGACGCGCCTTCGACCTTGAGTACACCGCTAACATAAACCAGCAGTTCGTCCGAACTATCAAAAGCGTAGTTAAACACCGTTTGACTGCCAGTGGCCGTCGTGTCTTGTCTGCTGTAAAGAATCGGAGCACCAATCTCACTCACTACAGTGCCTGCCGCTCCACGGAGTTCGGCGAGGGTTGCTAGGTTTGCCCAGCCAGTGTCTTGAGATGTGTAGGTTCCTACGCGGTATTGCAGACCATTAGAGCTGTCATTACGTAGCTCGATTGGCCCCTGCCAAATTCCGTCAGCAGTGAACAGGGTAGAAAGAAGCTCACCGAGCGTCTTGTCACCTAGTTCAGCAGAGTTCAAGTAACGTATTACGTTCTCGAATTCCGCGTTTATGTTCTGTGATGCAACATAATTTTGTGAGTTTTGTTGTCTAAGCCGTGCCATTTTACTTCCTCAGTATCACGCCAATGCCAATAATTCTGCATAACCCCTTACCATTTATGGTCAATCGGTACTGGGCAGCTCTGTATCGCATCTCTAGTTTTCTTTCGTATTGACGTGATAATGGGACATCAGGGAAGTAGTTGTCGTCCGCGCTATCGCTAATCTCGAATGACAAACTCCCTATCGTTCTACCCACGTCATCTATTACCTCTAGCGTCGCGCTACCTGATCCATCTGCTTGAATGATCAGAGAGTTCACTGTCTTTGTCTCAGTGAAACTGCCGTGCCAGAGAACGGGTGTCGTGACGACCATCTCTGGATGGACGTCACTTTCTTCCTCAATTTTGGCTATATCGTAAATGCCGCCAGAGCTTCCATAGACAAGTCGTCCGCCTTGGAATGATCCGCATCTTGCGTTCAGGAATGTTCCTTCCGACCATTTGGGCTTGCCTTCAGGGGTTACTGTCAGCGTTAAGCGTTTAGACAGAACGCCGCCTTTTTGAGGAAAGAATATGTGGTACTGACTCATGTCAGGATCATAGGTTGCGGTAATGTCTTCAGGAGACTCGACACTCGCGATTAACTCGCGATACTTAATGTCTATCTTTTCTGATAGCTCTGTTCCCTCGATGGTTATACCGTTGTCCACGGATCGACGAAGACTGTGGACGCCAGATCGAGAGCAGAACAAGATGTCGCTACCTGCACGAGTTATGGTCGCATGGCTCACGCAACCTACGTTGATACTTGCCTTATCATCGAGCGCCCATAAATCAATGTTGGCGTCTATGGCGTAGATAAGTACTCGGTCAGAGGTGAAAACCGCCAAGCGAGTTTGCTCAAACTTAGCCAGACCAGTGATCACTTCTGATGTGCCTAATTGGTTTGATACGTCTATCGCGCCAGCACGTAGTACGCTATTACTGTCAAGCGGCTCGTCCCCGGGGAATATTCCATCGTCGTCCACACGGGACAGAAATATCTGAGTCTCTCTGCCAGATACGCCTGCAACACAGAATCGCCTAGCAACAGATGCGGCGAAGGATGGTCTAAGCTCGTTTAGGTCTGGGCTTCCGTTTGGGGTGTACTTGATACCGTCATACGAAATCGACTGAGAACCAGAGCTGAAGAAGTGAACCTTTCTGTTAAAGACCGCCGAAGTTACATTGGAGCCAGAAGGGAAAGCGTTCGTATACCTGTGGTCGTCCTCGCTCACAAGGTTTATGCCTGCGCCATCCTGCTCTGCGTAAACAACATTTGCGGCAGAATAAAAATTGACGTTTAGGATTGGGTGCTCACCCTGAACTAACTTAGCTCCCGGGTCTCTGACTATCTGTCCCCGCCAATCACAGAACGCATTGGTTACCTGCGCAAGATGCTGGCCCTTGCCCGTATCTAGTGAGGTTGTGTCTCTGGAGACGTCGAGACCCTGAAAGCCGTCATAGCCAACAGTCTTGGTTTGAACTCCTGTTGGAGCTTTAGTCGCCATCAGTAGGTCACTGTTCCATTTATAGTGCTTGTGGACTTGGCTGTGTAGTTACGCTTATTAGTGCCGTTGTCCATGACACGCATCTGAATAGGTGTGTTTCCGTTCTTCAGTCGCCAGAGTTCTTGGCTGATCGTTCTGATAAAGAAGGAACCATACTGTTGTGACTTTTCAGATGCTTGTTGTGTCGCGTAGTGATAGAGCAAGCCAGCGATCATGATCGTGTCAGGAATAGGGCGGGTCTCACTCAGATGCTCATAGTAGTTGAGTTCGTTTGTTGCATCCCAGTAGGGGTGCATGCGCACTTCATCAATAACCATATTGGCAAACTCGATGAACATTAAGACCGCATCACCAGATAATGTCCCGGGCGAGAAGTCACCAAATCGGCGAACAGCTTGCATGGCCATCGTCTCAAGCGGTGAGTTCTTGTCGGCTACATGGGGATTGGTGTTGCTGGTCTCTGCCATCTTAGTCTACCTCTATGACTCGCCCTGTCTGAACGAAGTGGTGGCGACGAACAAACACTGCGTCCTCCTGAGAGAACTCCCAGACTAATCGTCCGCCGGGTTCTAGTGAGGCGTAGTTGTCGCGAATACTGAATTGAGTAGGCTCTATCTCTTTAGATTGAAACCAAACTGTCTCAGGAGCCTTCGGTGTAGCAGGAGCTTTTGCTTCAGCCTTAACTTTCTTCGCCTTTGGTTTAGCGGTTACTTTACTTTCCATTATCGTCTCCATAAAAAAAGGGTAGCAGGTTGCCCTACTACCCCTAATTTACGCTTCAAGAAGCGACTGGTCGTCCGCTTATGCGTTGCTTGACCAGTTCTTGATGTAGCAATGAGTCTTATCCTGAAGCATCTCCAGACCACACTCGGTCAGATACTCGTGGATAGAACCATCAACACCGTTGCCCTGACGGTTCTCATACAGAGCAGTATCACGACCTTCTAGGTGGCGGTACTTCAAGTATGGGAAGTCAACAACAATCATTGCGTTGTCCATGCCCGGAACCTGACGGAACTGCGGGTGGAGGTGAACCATAAGGTCACCAGCAAAAGTGTTATAGCGAGTCAGGTTCACACCGTATGCACCTTCAACACTCTCTGGACGCCAGCGAGACTTACCGAACTCCTGCAAGTGAGCAGCTACTTTGTAGCCAACAAATGCAATCTTCTCTCGTGAACCATACTTGAATACAGTCTTGATGAGTTCTTCATCAAACTGAGCTTCGTTCATGGTGCCGTCGCCATCGATGTCGCTTGCAACGTCGATAACGCTTGAGATAGAAGTGGTAAGACCACCAGTGTAACGACGAGGAGCCGCAGAAGAAGCACTCTCTTCAGCTTTGATGCCGAACAACATAGCGCGTTCGATGTCGCTCATGTGAAGTTTCAGCGCCTTAGTCATCGCTTCGTCTTCTTTATCGCCAGTACGCAGATAGGTTGACTTCAGAGTGTTAGACACACCGAAGGCAGTACGGAAAATCTGAGTGTAGTTAGACGCTACAGTTGCATCAAACGAGATAGCCGTACCGACATCTTGGTTTTCAGCAGCAGCAAAGCCAGCTACAAACAGTGGTGCGTTGTCCGCGATTTGGTGAGCAGTTCCGCCGATGTTACGCACAACAGTTACAGTTGTAGCAGTAGTATCAGCAGAGACTCGCATCACTTCACCAGTCTGGCTGTTCACAAGGATAGCGCCAGCAACGGCGTACTTGTTATCAGCAGAAGCATCTACAGTGATTGAAGTTGTGCTTGTTGAAGCAACAGCACCATTCACTTGCAGTTTGCGATCTGGCAGTTCGTCACGAAAGTTCTTGTACTCAGGATCGTCAGTAGCTTCTGATGAACCCATAGAAAGCAGAGCGTTTAACGGTGCATTACCGTTTGGCTCTAGTAGCGTGAATAATTCACGATAGTTTTTGGGGCGAAAGTCACTTGAGAACTCTCCAGTACCCCGTACACCTTGAATAGCCATGATAAGTTTCCTCTTATAGGCAAAAGTTTACGAAAATAGTTTGGTGAGTTACTGCGCCTTGTGAGGAATTACCGTCCCAAAAGGAATGTACTCGGGTATATCTGTGTTGCAAAAAGGGGCCGTAGCGCCTGTGATTTAATAATATGACTTATGGGATATACCCATCGTCCCTGTTTGCAAAAAAAAGGCTCCCGATTGGGAGCCCTTCCTGTGGTGCTTAGTGCTACTAGCCTTTGTTCATCGCCGCAGAAGTTAAGCGGTCTAAGGTGGTTGCTTCAGGATTTGCAGAACCATCTGCTCCGCTACCCATAGGAGTCTGAGCTACAGTGCCAGTGAATGACTGTCTGCGTGCATTGATCTCTTTGAGTCGCTCCATCTCAGGAGAAGCCATGTTGTTTTTAAAATCGTTCATTACGTTAGCGGTCAAGCGGAGATCAACAAAGTCGTCCTCCGTGTATCCACGCTCGTAAGCAAAGATTCTAAAGTCTTCTGCCTGCTCATCCGATAAGCCAGTGGCTTGAGCCGCTTTATCTAGGTTGTTGGCAATCGCTTGCTTGATAGCCTGACCCTTCATGTCTTGAGCTTCGAGACCTTGCTGAACAGCTTGGTTAGCGTTACCTTCGGATTGTCTCAGGACTTGACCTAGCATCTGCTGAAGCTGGGTCATGTTAGCGCCCATCTTGTTCATCATGTCAGCTTGCTCTCTGAATCCCGGTGGAAGCGAAACAGCGTTGTCTTCTTCCCATTGGGCCAGAGCATCCATTGACGTCTCAGCTTTGGCTTGGACGTTTGTCTTGCCGTCAGTGTCGCCCATCTGTGCATTCGTCTCGTTAGCCTTCAAGAGATTTAACAGTTGGCGTGCGGCGTCATCAGGACTTTTAGCAACACCGTTTTTGATTGCGGCTTCAACTACTCTGTTAAGGTTAGAGTTCTGAGCCTGCTTGTGATTGACATCACGGTAACGCTTAAAAGTTTCCGAGATTTGCTTCGGGCTCAGCTTTCGCATATCGCCGTCACCAAAGTCGATCTCGTAGAGAATCGCGTCTGCATCCATACGATCACCTTCTGTTTTTGGTGATCCGTCAGCAACAGCTTTCTCTTGGTCAGTGGGTACTTCAGGAGCTTTTTCAGCGGCCTGTTGAGGCACTGGTTGCTCTGGTACTTGTGGTTGGACACCCATTTGTTGCGATGCCACTCGGTCTATCATTGCACTTGGGTCTATCGGTTGGTCAGCCATTTCTTATTCCTCTCCCGGCCTTGGCGGGGATTTAGTTAGTATGTCGAAAGAAGCCTGAGCTTCGTCCGGCAGGTTTGCTGCCTCAAGTGCTATGGCGCTCTCCAGATGTGCTGTGAGTCGCTCAGGTAGATCAAGAAGCTGTTTTGCGGCCCAGATTGAGCCACGACGAAAGTGCATCTCTTCAACTGACATGTTTGCATTAGTTGCCATGCCAAGAGCTGCACCGACGATCTCTTTCTCCATGACCTCTTCGATGTAAGTCCATCCGCGAGAGGTCTTGAGTGTTGCTAGTCCCTTATGAAGGGTTTCATGTTTACGTGACATTTAATTAACCTTAGAGTTTTTACTTGCGGCCCTTACCTCTGCCGCCCATTACTGGCTTAAACTTTTTGCTCGCGCTGGGCTTCTTCTTACTTCCAGCGTTCTTAGTTACTCTCTTGCGTCCCATTGCCATTGTCGTATTCCTCTCTTGCTAGTCTTCGTTTAAGTAGGTGCTCAATCTCTTCTGGGTGAGCACGTAGGTAGTACCTCTTAGCCTCAAGCTGTCTGCTTGCATCATCAAGCTCGGTTAGCCTCTGAATGAATATCAAGGCATAAGGCTCATCGACGAGAGGCGTACATTCCTCTTCATCATCTATAAATTCTGGGTCGGGGTCGTCCGGGTGAAAGCCAATAAACCAGAGGTTACGCCGGGAAAACTTTTTCTCGGAGTTCAGCCTGTCCAAGTCCTCGTGCATTTCTTTTGCTGTCATCGACGGGCTTAACTCGTAGTGGATGACAATGCTTTTGTCCTTGGGGAAATTTCTTGATGTTCTCTGTATGTTTGAGTAGCCCCAACCAAAACCGCTTTCAATGTCTACTTTGTCTGAGACAATAGCTTTCGATGCGTAAGGGCAGGCAGGCATACCAGAGAATTGAGGGTGGACGGTGGACAAAGCATTAACTGCCCAGACACGAAGTTCCTCGCGGATTAAATCTTTCATTCGCCTGTGGTGTAGACGTTTACTGCCAGAGCAGTGGCAATAGCGGCCAGAACAAGCGTTGTTAAAAACTTAGCGACTGTCTGGCCAACGGCCTTTTTTACTTCTCGCCACCCATCGAGAAGGTCTCTCAGCTCATGTACGTCATGAATAGCTTCTTCATCAGAAAGGCCAACGTCGGCAAGCGCCTTCTTTGCGCCTTTCTCCGCTGCCGCTTCAAGCATTAACTTGAATTCTTCTGATTTTATATCCATAGCAGATTGTCGCTTTAGGGTTACAGGGTTGTCGTCCTACTTTAATTGGGGGCCGATAAACCAAGTCACGATGCTGTGGCGTGTACCTGATGTAACGGGAGTCACTTGGTGCATTCTGAATGAGGGAAATACCAGTATTGATCCTTGCTCTTTAAATCCCTCTACAGTCTCCCCTTCACCGTCCTCGTTGATGAAGTGAAACTCTCCACCCTCATAGTCTTCGGGTTTGTTTAGCTGAATTACTATGCTCAATTTGCGCATACCGTCAGCGAGGGCGAAGGTATCCATGTGAGGCTTGTAGTGTTCGCCAATGCCATAGCGAGTGAATTGAATGCCGTCTTGTCCAGTAGCATCAAACTGCCATGCTTGTTCGTTGGCCAGCTTGCCGTACATGTTTGTGATTGCGCTAATCCAGTGGATAGGTGGAACCCAGCCGACCTTTGAGCGACGAACATCCTCGTTGACTTCTCCGCCAGCAATACCGTCCTCCAGCTTCTGAGAGTTCCCGCAGTCTATGATGAGGTCGCAAAGACCCTTGTCTAACTCACCAGTCCAGAGCCAGTACTCAGGGTCTAGGATCATTTGTAGACGAGCGCGACGATGGTGTCACCGTGGGCGGTGAACGTGGCTTCATCCGAGCGTAGCTCGATAAAATCTTTTGCATTAAACGAAGAGCCAGAAATGTCAGCGCCTGCATGAATTGGAATGATAAGACAGTGGTCTCCTCGTTTTTCTATAGTGATGGTTTCCCCCGCTCGGACAGGACGAACTAGGCGGCTCCAATTTGGTTCGTCATTAGGTAGGTCTTGAGGCATTAGGCAGTGCAGTGAAGCCCCTGATTGAAGCACCTCAAAGCCAAGCGATCTTTCATAAGGCTGGTAAGACCATTTAGTTGGTTGCCAGTCTGTTTGATCCCAGTATCTTGAGCCATCAATGTAGGCGTGAACCTTCATCTCCTCACTATCAAAAACAAAACGGGTCACAAAGAAAGGCTCTGTTCCTTCCATTGCACTTTGAACTTCTGCCATATCAGCTTCTGGTTCACAGTGAGATGTGTAACAAAGGTGCTCACCTGAAGGGACATTAGGGCTGATGGTCGCAAAACACCAAGGCCATCGAGAGTGATATACATGGTCAGTGTCATCATGCTTTACGCTTGTAGACCTATCAAAGAAAGTTGTTAGTTCTTTTGCGGTGTAGCTCAGCGTCTTGCCAGCAGGCATATCGAGAGACTCGCTTAAAGTAAAGACACCATTTTTAAGGAGGAGGGGGAAGGCGTGCTCTGAAAGCAAGTCTCTATCTGACATTAGACTACTCCAGTCGTGATCTGAGCATCTCCAGAGTAACCAATAAGGTCATCAACATTGTCAGGGACTGGCGGGATAATTTCTGGGGATTCAACGTCTCGTATTGCAACTTCAATAGCTAGTTTTGTACGGGCAGAATCTATCGAGTTGCCAGACTTTATGACAGGAACAAGTATTTTTTTGGTCGTTCCTGCAACTGGATAGGTTACAAGGTACTCCATTGTGTCTGCATCGTATGCAGCGATTCTGTAGCTGATAGAACTCATTTTCTCTCCCACATAGTTTCACGATAAAGGCTTGGATGAGATGAGCGTTTATCTCTAGTTTTTTGGAGATGCACCAACTCTTTTTTGTTCATAGCCCTTATCTCTGCCGTCTTCTCCATACCCCTCTTAAAAGGTATGGCCTGCGCAATAGGATAGCCCCGAGGCAATAATATGGTCGTCCCTCTCTGCTTTATGAAGGATGGGAAGTTCACATACTCAAAGTACTTGTCTGTCTCAACGATGCCGCGCATGCACTCGATAATGTTGTTCTCACGGTTGAGAGGGGGAAC